TAAAGAATGATATAGACAGGATGACAGAGGGTTTGATGTCAATTTCACAGGTAACCACCAATGAGTTTCAAGGGCAAGGGAGTAAATTGCTCAGGGCAAAAATAGGTATAGAGAAGAGAGATATTGTGCTTAAGGTTCCTATTGATTCGTATGGAGTGTCAGCAGAAACAAGGTTGAAGAGGGAAGTGCATACATACAATCTCAAGATACCTAACACTGTTGAGTTTTTAGGAATAGGAGTAGACGCTAAGTTAGGGAAGTTTATGATGCTAGAACCACTACACCAACTCCCACTTGAAATGGTAGAAGAACAGGCAATAGAGGTAGCCGTGGTAAGCCTTATTACGTTAAGACAATTATACAAACATGGTATTCCGTGGATATGTAAACTGCAACACATAATGATAAATGCCAAGGGAGAGGTAAGGCTTGCTGATTTCAATGATGAGCCTTGGGATAGGGTTATGCGATTCTATCATCACGGAGACGAAGAGGCAATTGTCATGGATGGTGTGTGTGATGAGAATGGGATATATCAAGGCAAAGACACAACTCCGTGGTCTGGATGGATGGCATGTATGGCACATCTTGCAAAGGCAAACAACTTAAACATTGGCAAGATATGGGGTTCCGCAGAAGAGGCTATGTGGGCGCATGAGTATCAGCAGTTAAAGAATGTTCATCAGCCTGTATTCGTAGAACAGTATGCTCATTTATTAAGGACAGAGACAGAGAAGCATGATAAGGATTATGGAGAGTTGGTTCCTGCGAACAGGGCATGTGTTGATAGAGAGAATATTATAAACGCTAATATGCCAGAGTGTTTACAGAAGGATGATACGTGGCTGGATATAGGAAGTAATGTTGGGTGGTTCTGTCAGGCATTTGCCGAAGGTTTTAAAACGACAGGATTAGAAGCCGACAAGGACATGGTTGTGTTTGCAGAGATGCAAAGTGAGTATCTTGGCTCTAGGGCTAAATTCCTCAACATAGTATTGGACTTACAAAGTGCGGCAGACCTTCCTGAGTATGATGTTATATCTGCGTTGAGCGTAATACACTGGTCATTGATTAAACCGCCAGAAGGGTCCTCTCAGACAAGCATAGGAAACGGGAGAGATTACTTTTGGGATTTACTTGAGGTATTATGTTCGAAAGCACGTAAGGTATTTTATCTGGAATTCCCTCCGCATAGTTATGGTGCCGCAGGGGTTATCAACCTTGACGAATTCATAACTGGAGTACGCAAGATAGGCAAGTTTAAATCCGTTGAAAGTATAGGTGTTTCGGATGCAGGGAGGCCGATATTATTATGCCAGAAATAACAACGTTGTACGGACACCATATGATTAACCTTGACCTTGTGCCAGATGGTGGCACGGTCATAGATGCAGGGATTTGTCGTGGTGACTTTAGGAAGGATATATTGATACACCGTCCAAATGCATGTATTGTTGGACTGGAGCCTAATCGCAAGAGCTTCCAAGAACAGAAGGATGAATGCAGGGCTTATAACGTAGCGTTGGTAGGCGATGAACATCCTGACACAATGCCTTTCAATGATTTTGGTGATGGTCCAAAGGGATGGGGAAATCTTTGTGGGTTGTATGTAGAAAGACCGCATGTAACATACGATGTCGAAACTATAACCATTGCAAATTTATTGGCAATAATAAGCGGACCTGTTCATATGCTCAAGATGGATATTGAGGGCATGGAGCATTCAGTTGTTAAATCTCTAACAAAAGAACATGCAAAGAAAATCTTGCAAATGTCTATGGAGATTCATGAAGGTATCCAAGACCTAGAAACAGATTTACAGGCATTGGGATATTATACATTTCACAGCAAGGAGACGGAGGAACTTTATGTCAGCCATAGTGCATAGTACTGGAAGAACTGGAACAAACATAGTGCTTGAGATGTTGGCAGGAAGCCCGTCACTGGTCCCCACTAATGTAATAGAGATGAAGCGTCTATTCAAGGATATTAAGAGGTGGGACGATGACATGCTTACAAAGTGCGACATTCATTATGTTGATGATATTAGCAAGCAGGGAGAGTTTCTTGATGTCAACCCAACGGCTAAGATAATATGGACAATACGTGACCCAAGAGATTTGGTTATGTCCAAGTTATACCGAGGGACAGATGAAGAGAATGTGGCTATCTCTGCAGACGGAAGTACTAGAGGGTGCTTGCGTGACCTAAACCACATGCATGATTGTTATATGTTTTTGAAGGATTGGCATAAAGACAGGGTCATGGTTGTAAAGATGGAAGATGTCGTATCTACTCCATACACTGTATGTGATCTTATGGCACAGTTTCTGGATATAAAATACAGCGAGAAGATGATTGATTATATTCCAAGGGTCAGGAAGCAAAAGATGGCGAAGGAGTACCCCGTGCTTGATAAGAACCAGATCGGATTATATAGGCATTGGGAAGACTACAGGGATGGTTATTTTGTAAAGTGGGAAATGGAAGAAGAATTACTTGAGATGTTCCGTGCGGTTGACTATTTAATAAAGGAGTTTGAGTATGATACGAATAATAGATGACATGATAGAGTATACCCCGAAGCAAGAAGCAGGCATGGACAAGGCGGCAACTGCGCATATAACACAGATCAATACGGCAGATAAAATCCTGCTCGGTGCGTCACAAGGCATTGGTAATGCTATACTTACGACACCACTTGTTAAGTCGTTAACCGACATGATGTTAAATGTTGATATAATCACAGGCGAAGACGGGATGATGAATGGTGCTGAATTCGTATTCGAAGGAATGGAAAGAGTCAAAGTATTGAAGGAGTCCGAGATCAAGAACAGGAGATATCTGTTGGGTGTGCAGACAATGTGGCCATATCCGGGCATTGAGAAGTATGTAGCTCAGATCAGGTTTGCTCCAAATATCAACAAGGTATGGGTGGAGACTCAATTACCTGCCCATGAGGTAGATATCAATATGTCAATAGCTCGTTCCCTTAAGTTCACAGGTGATACTCCAGAGCTATATTGCAATTATACTGAGATTCCTAGTGGATTCGATCACCACAGAGACAAGAAGAATATTGGTGTGCATGTTTGCAGGAGATACAATCATCAGTTCATGGCTAACCGTAGGCTGTCAAACCCTTTAGCGATTGCCAGAATGTTGCATAAAGAGGGTCACAGAGTGTTTATTATCGGACATGAAGATGCTGTACCGCAAGCACACAGGCTTGAAAATCCAGAGTTTGTATACTGTCTAGGTCAGCCCTTGGCAGAGGTGGCAGGATTAATAAGAGAATTGGACTGTATGGTTAACGAAGATTCTGGTATAATGCATATTACCGCAGCGATGAAGACACCACAGATAGCTGTATTCGGACCAACAGCCGATGTTAAAAACTCACCATGGTCAGACGTTGCGAAGGTTGTCAGGAAGGATATGGCTTGCGCACCGTGTCAGTATACAGAACGTGCAACTAATTGTTGCAAGAACATTTGCATGGACATAGACGCATCCTATATAGTAAAACATGTCAATGACATGATTACATAATTTAAAGCGGTGTAGAGAAGTGGCCTATCTCACGGGGTTCATATCCCCGGAATCGCAGGTTCGAATCCTGCCACCGCCACCAATAAGGAGGTTGTTATCTTAAACAGACTAGATAAACACAACGTACTGGTGATTGGAGATACCCATATCCCGTTTGAACATAGGGATTATCTGCAGTTCTGCAAGGCGGTACAGAAGAAACACAGGTGTGGTACAGTGGTCCATATCGGAGACTTGGTTGATAATCACAGTATCAGTTACCATGAACACGACCCTGATCTTTGGAGTCCGTTGGCTGAAATGGAAGAGTCAGACGAAACGCTAAAGAAGTGGTTCAAGGCTTTTCCGGAAGTAAAACTTACAAGGGGTAATCACGATTGCCTTGTTGATAGAAAGGCAAAGACTATTGGACTGCCTAAGCGATGTTTTAAGCCTTACAGGGATATATGGGAATTACCCGATGGATGGGAAGACGAGTTCAAGTTTACAATCGATGGTGTTATATATGAGCATGGTACTGGAGTGTCTGGTAAATTAGCTCATTTGAACAAGGCAATAAACAATCGTGCATCAACCGTAATAGGACACTGTCATTCATTCGCAGGGATATCATTCACGGCAAGTCCGTTAGATTGCATATTTGGAATGAATGTAGGTTGTGGTATAAATGCTAAGTTACTGGCATTCGCATATGGCAAAGACTTTCCTCATAAACCAATTGTGTCATGTGCGGTGGTGGAGAGAGGAATCAACCCTACTATATACAGGATGTCACTATGAGTGCAATCAGACTATACTTTATAGACCTAAAGGTTGGGCTTGAATTCGAGGGTGATGATTTGCCATGCGAAGAGGTGCTGCTCACGCCTATCAAGAAATTCATCAAAGCGCATATAAAGGTTTACAAAAAAACAACTAGAATCGTTATTATGAATTCTAAATTATGTGAAGTAGGTTATGAGGAAACAGAAGAAACAGAAGAACAAACTTAACACAAGGAGAGTATCATGAGATGTATTATATTAGTATTATCATTTTTAGCAATTTTATCAAGCGGATGCGTTATGACAAAGATGCTCATACCAGACGTAGATACACGAATGAGTACGAAAGAGTTGGACCACGTAAAGAGCGTTAATGTAGATTTTAATGAGACGATACTGAGTATTCTGGATGACCAAACCGAGAAGGATAAGACAAAGCTTATCATGGCGAAGATATTGCTCAAGTCGAATAGAGATGCTCAGGGAGTATCGCCAAGTGCGACAGAGAATGTCGTGCAACAATACATGAGGATGAAGGGTCAGGGAGTGTTAGACGAGCAATTGAACGTTGCCGCAGGATGGTCGAAGACTCTTATTACAGAAGTGGCAGGGGGTAGTTTAGCCGGAGTGGGGGTTTTAGGATTCTTAGGGAATATGATAAGACGCAAGAACAAGACCCTGAGAGTCGTTAGTTCTGAGCTAGGTGAAGAGGCGAAAGCCGCAGTGAAGAAAGCACTGCAACACACAGGCTTGGAGAAAGAGGTTACTTAAAGAAAGGGTGCCATGATAGAGGAACACTGGAAGAACAAAGTAGAGGCAGACATGAAGCAGTGTAACGAGCAACGGGTCAGGCTCGAAGAACATGACAAGGCACAACAGAAAGAGCTAGATGCTGACTCCGAATTGATATCAGATTTGTACGATTACAAGAACGATATCTACAGAAAGATTACCGAGAACAAGGCAAACGCAGTAGCACACCGTGACCATCATGAGCTTAAAATACAGGTCACTCAGCTAAGAACAGAGAAGAAGTTTTTGCCGTATGTTGTGATGATTATATCGCTTATCGGTACAATCATATCAGGGATTTATATTACAAATAAATTAACAAGGGGAACGTATGTCGGCAAGTCAAGCAGTGCGAATGAGACTCATGAACGACTTCCTGTATTACGCACCCCGATGCTTGAAGATAGTAGGTAAAGACGGAAGTTTGCAACCATTCAACTTGAATAAGTCTCAGATACTTATCCATCGGTTGATTGAAGAACAGAAGAAAGTGAAGGGTTATGTAAGGGTCTTAGCACTAAAGCCACGAAAGTTAGGGCTTTCTACTTACACAGAAGGTAGATTTTATCATAACACAACGCATCGGACTGGTGTGGGAGCTATGATAATGACAGAAGCTGACCAAAGCAGGGACGGTTTGTTTCGCATGGTGAAGACTTATCATGAGAATGTTCCGGATGAGATAAGACCGCAAACCCTCCAGTCCAACGAGAAAGCATTAGTATTTGACACTCCAAAGGGTACTGGCTTAAAGAGCCGCTATGACGTAAAAACATGTGACTCCAAGGGTGGTAAAGGTATCACCACTCATTACAATCATTGGTCAGAATGCGCATACTTTAGCAAGAACTCTTTGGATAATTTAAGTGGATTGCTTGAGTCAATTCCATCTGGATGGCCACACATCCTTGGCACAGAGGTTATTAAAGAAACGACTGCAAACGGAACCGCAGGGCATTTCTACGATCACTGGTGCGAGATGGACGATATTCGCAAGAAGGGCAAGGTGCCTGAGTATCTTCAAGTCTTTATCCCATGGACGTATGATGAGGATTATGCACTTCCAGTGACTAAAGAGCAAAGAAGGTACATAATTTCGACCCTTACGGATGAAGAGAAATGGCTGCTACGGTTTGTTAATCCTGATGGTACACCAACTACCATAGAAAACGTTGCATGGAGAAGATGGAAGATCGGAGAGGTTATTGCTCCTATCGGCTACACCAAGGAAGATTTCTTCAAGCAGTGGTTTCCAATGACACCAGAAGAGGCTTTCGTGTTTTCCGGAAAGAGTATATTCGGTATCTCTGACTTGATGTCGGCACAGCTTGAATGCTATCCACCAGAGGCAGTAGGCACCTTTAACTATTACGGGAAGTTCATAAGCCATAAAGAGGGTATCATGCAGGTATGGCAGACACCAAAGCTTGGAGAGAAATATGTAATCGGTGCTGACGTTGCAGAAGGTATCGCAGGAGACAAGCATGACTATTCATCTGCAGACGTAATCAGATGCTCAACAGGACAACAAGTAGCCCATGTCAATTGCAAACTGGACCCTGACCAATGGGGTGCATTCCTTAACCATTTAGGCAGGTACTACAACAACGCCCTGATAGGCTGTGAGGCGAACAACCATGGCTTAACGACTCTTACCACCCTTAAGCACAAGAGCTACCCGAAGGTGTATCAGAGAGAGAAGCTTGATGCAAATGCGACAGGACGTAAACAGAAACAGGCAGGATGGCTAACAACAGAGAAAAGCAAGTACAAGATCATTGATGGATTGGTGACTTTGGTTCGTGACCATGACACGGGTATTGTGTGTATTGAGACAATTGAAGAGTTTAAAAACTACTCTATCTTGGAAGATGGTAAGTTCGGAGCCATGCCAGGAAAGCACGATGACAGGGTTATGAGCTATGCGATTGCGCATGAGATGTATATGACCATGCCACTAATGAGATTGACACAGAACCAGAGACAGGCAAGGGAACACGGCAAGCAATTAAACCTGAAAGAAGCTGAGGTGACAGTTGGTTAAAGACAATTCCCATTTACTTTTACGTATATATTTAGTAGATTAATATTAATCAAAGCTATATTGGACTGGTTTGATATTGCGTGTGAACCCACACAGTCACATTCGTATTTTACCGGTCCATTTTTTTTGGAGATAAAATGTCAGGATTAGTTCAAACGAAGTCAATTGAAGCTGTCAACGAAGAAGAAAAGCAACGAGAGTTGTTAGGTATTGAAGGAGAGGCAGAAGTCCTTACTTTCGGTGCGCAGTTACAGTCAAGGTGGCAGTCGTGGAAAGATATCAGGCTTCCGCAAGAAGAACAGTGGCTTATCAATCTTAGACAATTTTATTCTCAATATGAATCAGAGATAGAGAACGCTATAAAAGCAGGTCGTTCGCACACGTATGTGGGCATTACACGAATGAAGGTGATGGCTGCGTACTCAAGACTTGTTGACGTTTTCTTCCCTGCAACTGGCAAGAGGCATTGGGAAATTAAACCAACTCCGGAACCATCTATATTTGAAGGAGTAGCGGCAAAGGCAGAGGTTTTAACGGGCATTCCCGATGCACCACAAATCAAGGAAGAACAATCTCCTGCAGATAAAGCCGCAGAAGCAATGTCATTTAGGATTAATGACCAGTTGGTTGAGTCTGATTATGATCTGTTGTTCCTTGAAGCATTACTTGAGCAGGTTATCTTAGGCTCAGGGTGTATAAAATCAGCGTCCATTAAAGTCGAGAGAGATTTTGGGTGGATGGATACTGACGCAGGATGGCAGTTCCAAGCCAAAGAAGAACTTGAAATAAAACCACAATTAGAAGCACCATCAATATTCGATGTATATCCAGACCCTGATGCTTCCGACATGAAAGTTGGAATAGGGTGCTATCAACGTCACGTATTGAATAAACACGAATTCAGAAAACTAAAGAAGTTCGCAGGATTTAACAGCCACCAGATTGATGCGTATTTGCTGAAATATCCAGGCGGTGACCACATGGATGAATGCCATGAGATCGAAAGGAAGAAGCTTGCACATCAGTCGCAAATTCAGGAAACCCATACACGATATGATGTCCTTGAGTATTGGGGATACGTAGACGGTGAAGAACTTAGTACCATGGGAATTGACATCACAGAAGCTCAGATGTCAGAGGAATTCATGGCTAATGTATGGATAGTAGGCGGTGAAGTTATCAAGGCAGTATTGGACCCGTCAGTAGATGACGGATTGCCATTCTTCATATTCCCATATGAGAAAGTATCAAAAAAGATATGGGGTCGTGGAGTGCCTGAGATATGCGCAGACAGTCAAGAGATACTAAATGCCGCTGCAAGAAGATTATTAGATGACGTAGCATTGCTTGGTCCACAAATTGAGATCAATATAGATGACTTGTCTCCAGAGGCAGTTAAGCAGATAGATGATATTTATCCGTTTAAAGTACATCCAAGAACAGGTGGAGATGCCCAAACACCATTAATGCGAGTGCATAACCTTCAAAGCGTAAGTAGAGAACTGGTTGAGATAATCAACATATTCCGAGTCTTCATTGACGAAGAAACTAATCTACCAACTGCAGGGACGAGTGGTGTTGGAGACACGGGAGGTCATGAGACTGCACAGGGTACACAACTTCTGCAGAATGCTGCAAACATAGTACAAAGGGCGGTTGTTAGCAACGTAGACAGATACGCTATCGACCCGTTCTTCACGAAGCTATACATGTTCTTTATGCAATGGAGTGACGATGAATCTATCAAGGGTGACCAAAAGGTTGACGCTAAAGGTTCGAGTACTCTATTGAAAGCCGAGGTCATGACTACGCAACTTATTAACATGTTGAATATCACGAATAACCCAACGGATATCCAGTTGACAAAACGTGACAATATGCTTCGAATGGTTGCCGAGAATCAGGGACTTAATGAGGACGAAGTTGTCAAGACTCCAGAAGAGATCAAGCAACTTGCAGATGACCCTGTTAAGAAACAGATGGACCAGTTGGCAATGAGCAGAGCTACTCTTGAGAACGAAGAGATATCTTCTAAGATCGATAAGGAGCAGTCAGAAGTTTCACGTAACCAAGCAGCTATTGAAAACGATCAAGAGCTAATGAGGCTAAAGGCGATAGAACTGCAGGGCAAGGAAATTGAAGCTGCTGCCTTACTACGACTGAAAGAGAAAGAGATTGACGCAATGATATCTATGAAGTCTGCAGAGAGCAAGAAGACTGCAGGAGAGAAGAAAACATCCGTAGGTGCAACAAATAAAACATCAAAGAATGATGGCGCACAGACAAATAACAAGAGGACATAACCATGGCAGTTAATCCATTAGAAGATGTAGAGTGCGAGGCAATCTCATTACTGGCCGCAAGCAATCCGCAAGCGTTCCATATCATGACGGAATACTTTGAACGGATGCTTGAGAAGGAGAAGGAGTCTTGTGTAGACTGCAATCTAGCCAATGTTGAGATACACCGAGGTATGGCAAGGGCATGGAGACTTGCTGCAAATATTCACGTTGACGCTATGAATAGACTTAGCGGTTAATTTTACGAGGGGAAGGTAAGGGGATATGGAAGAAGATAAGAAGAAAGAATCAGCAGAAGACAATATAGCTAAAAGCACAGGAAACGATACATTGCAGATGTCTCAGGAGTTAGAAGACGAAGCGGATGAACTAATAAAACAAGCATACGGTGGAGACGAAGATGATAAGACTGGCAAGGACGATAAAGAGAAGAATATTGACCCTGATGATAAGGAAGTTGATAAGGATGGCAGCGAAGATGGCGAAGAAGCTGTAAAGATCGACCCTGCAATAACTGACCTACTCGACAAGCTAAATAAGTCTGAGAAGAGGGTCAAAGATACACGTGCAGATCATACCAGAGGGAGGCAAGAACTTAAAGAAGCTACTGACAAAACCTCTGAGCTTGAAGATACGGTATTCAAACTAAAGACTCAGATGGAAGCATTGCAGAATGCTCAGACAGTGAAACAAGAAGCAAGGGCAGAGAAGGTTGTTGAGAAAACCACTGGAGCCTTAGCAGATCAAATAGCCACAATGGAGAAACTCGACCCTGATATGGCTGCCGCAATGAAGCCTATCGTTGAAAGCATTGTTGGTCAAATGGACGGTCTCAAAGAAGACTTAGCAACCGAGAGAGAGAACGCAAAGAACAAGGCTATAGAAGATGCGAACGATGCACACTTCGACAAGATAGACAGTGCGCATGATGGATGGGAAGCTACAATGCAGACTCCAGAGTTTGCGGAATACTTACAACAGCTTAAGCCACGTGCAAAACGTTTAGCCATGCTTGACCTTAAAGGTGGTTCTGCGAATAGCGTTATCGAGGTGTTTGACGAGTTTAAAGAATTCCAGGGTGGTGACGAGGGCGAGAGTGACAAGATTAAGCTTGCCAAGAGCCTGTCTAATCCATCAAACAAGAAGTCTAAGAATATTGATACTGGTGTGAAGAAAATGTTGTTCACTAGATCGCAGATCAACAACATGGACGATGCAGAGTTTGCAAAGAATGAAGACGCTATTGATAGGGCAATGGCAAGTGGACAGATACAACAGATATAATTTTATTGGGGAATAAAAATGTTTGGGATATTAAAGAAGTTGCTTGGAAGTAAACGTATAGAAGTATCAAAATCATACACTACCGATGACCTTAGATACAGGCTCAGAAAAGCGGAGAAAAACCGAGACGAGTGGAAGGGTCAGGCGAATGTTGATGCCACGGAGAATATATCTCTTAAGGCAAAACTGAAAAAGATAAGAACCATACTTGGCGAAGACGATGAAGTTTTTAGCAAGTATTCAAGAAGTCAAATTGAAGATATGGAATTGGAAGAGTTTATCAAAATCGAACACCTGATCGATAAGGATGTCGCTGACGGTAAGCTTTTTCTACAGTAGAAGTAGCCCATTCACAGGGCAAAGTATTGGCGGTTTAACTGTGATTCTCATTTTGTTGGGGAACAAGTGACCACAACTCCTAAACGAGCTAATAAGAATGTGAGCATTATTTTAACACGTAATTATTAATTAATTTAGGAGAACTAGAGATGGGAAGACACGTATCAGTTGCCGCAGGATATAGTTCGTTACCTAATGGTAATTTTATACCTGAAATATGGTCTAAGAAGATGCAGGCGAAGTTCTATGCATCAACAGTATTGGGAGAGATCGCTAACCATGATTGGGAAGGTGAGATCAAGGGTTCTGGTAGTAAGGTCATAATCAGAGCTATTCCAACAGTTACCATTGGAGACTACGGAATTGGTGGTACAATCAACTACCAAGACTTAGAAGATGACAAGATTGAATTGCTTATCGACAAGGCCAAATACTTTGCATTTAAGGTAGATGACATTGACGAAGTTCAGTCTGACATTGCGATTGTAAACAAAACTACTCAAGACGCATCTGAGCAGATGAAGATTGTCGTTGACCAAGATGTTTTGGGTAACGTGTACACTGACGCAGCTAACGTACTGGCATCAACGGTTGTTACAGCGTCTAATGTATTGGTATGGATAATCAATGCAGGTACTGCACTGGATGAAGCAAATGTTCCAGAAGCAGGACGTTGGTTGGTAATACCGCCATGGATTGCAGGTATGATAAAGCAGTCTGATCTTAAGGATGCATCACTTGCCGGAGATGGAACCTCTATAATGAGGAACGGTAGACTTGGTATGATCGATAGGTTTACGCTGTACAACAGTAACAACATCGCTCTCACAGGAGTTGCTGCAAGCGGAACCTTCCACTGTATGGCAGGAACGAAGCACTTCATCTCTTTCGCTTCTCAGTTTGTAAAGACTGAAACATTGAGATTGCAGAACAGCTTCGGAGACGCTATCAGGGGTCTAAAGGTATATGGTTACAAGGCAACGAAACCAGAAGCCGGAGTTTACATGCCAGCAACTAAGGTGTAAGCTGATTATATTATTCTATTATTTTTCATAAAGGAGGATTAACGATGGCACTTAGAAATTTAACACTTGGAGGCTCTCAAGGTATATCAGAGAAGGATATGCCGAAGATGGTGTTGCTCCAAAGAACGAGGGACTTTAGCGTTGCAGCTAACACTGTAACTGCTGCAGATGTATTGCAGATGCTTAATGTTCCTGCAGGGTTCTTCTGCATGGGAGTATTTGTTGAGACACAGGTTGCTGAGTGGCCAACTTCTACACCATGTCAAGTGGGTGACGGAGTAGACACTGATGGTTGGCTAACAACTACAATGTGTAATCTGAACACTACTTCTACTGACTTCTGTAGCACTACTGCAGTATATGGTGCGAGAAACAGTGGTAGAGGAAAATTTTATCCTGTAGCTGACACGATTGACATCATACCAGTTGCCGATCTGGATGCTGCAAAGATCAGAGTTGGAGCTTGGGGTTTTATAGCTGACCCAGGTAATGACACTGCATTTTAAGCCGTAGATGTAAATTATCTGAGGGAGGGAGAATAGCTTTCGAGGCCTCTCCTTCCCTTAGTTTTATAATAATAATGTCAAGGGGGAACAACAATGGGAAATCCAGAGGATGATTTAATCGATCAGCTTGAACAGGGTGCGACTGCGGTTGCAGAGAAATCAAAAGACACAAATCAGAGTGAAGAGTCATTGGCTATCGGTGAGGGCAAAGAACCAAATAGACCAGAGTTGGTCTGCAGAGAAGATATACTGAAAGTTGTTGAGATGGACAAGATGGGATTGCAAAAGTATACAGACTCTCGTTTGGGAAAGAGACTTGATTTGAGCAAGAGACTTAAGATGCTCAGGACTGAGGTCGTTCTTCTTATTAAAAATAAATTAGAAATACCAACAGACACAAACAGTAGCAATGTAAATATAAAAGAGACAGGAGAGACGAGGATTACTCCGGAATACATATTCAATCCGAAGAACAGACGTGTGTTTGAATGGACAGAACTGCTTGCAAAGAGGACTGATTTAATCGAATGTTGGCTGATTGACGAAGAAGGAAAACGCTTATAATGTCATTAAATATATTAGATTTCAGGATAAAGATAATTGCCGAGTTGCCAGATACGAAGGATATATTCGTTGAACAACTCATGCTTGATGGTATACAGGACTTGTGCAGAGAGACTTCCTGTTGGACGGAATCTGTTACAGGCTTAACGACTACCGCAGATACAGCCTCGTATGCCGTTTCAGTTATGACTGCCAATGCAGACATGGTTGGTTTATGGCAAGCCAAATACAATAACAAGACTCTGGACCCGATTTCTAATAGAGCAATGGACCAAAGGGATTCGGAATGGGAGCAAAGATCAGGAACACCTGACGGAGCTATATACGATGGCGATAATGGTATACGTTTCAATGTCACACCAGATACAGCTACATCTTATTCAGTAGAAGCTATTATAGAACCTAACAGTGTGGATGGTGTGGTTCCACCAAGAATAGAGAGAAGACATAAAGAGGCAGTTAAATCTTACGTCAAGTGGAAGATATACACTTCACCGAAAGCATTTAATGCAGAGCTTGCGGTATACTTTGAGAGGGATTACGAGAAGCGTAGAAACCGACTCAAGGTGGAGATCGCCAAAGATGGTGAAGAGATAGAGGTAAAGCCAAGATCATTTGTTGTAGGACGGGTAAGGTCACCACGTAGTGTAGTAGTAGATTAATGAAGAGGAAATCCGGAAGGAAAAAGCTTAAAACAAAGACCTCCACTGGTAAGTGGCTCAAGTATTATTTATTCAAGAGAGGAAGATAATGGACTTTTCATCTATGGAGTTATCAGCAAGACGAACGCTTGATGACAATTCAACTACTGACAAATTATGGTCACAGTTGGAGTTGCTTGAGTATGCACAGGATGCTGAGAATGAAGCATGCGAGAGAGCCGACCTTATAATCGATACTGAAAGCGCACTCACTGGTATTGTCACGACATCGACAACAGGCACCTACGGAATAGCTTCAACAGTGATAGCAGTCAAATCAGCACTGATGGCAAACGGCTCAGAGCCTCTGATGGAAACCTCGGAGAAAGTCTTGGATAATAGCGTCCCAGGATGGCGCACAGCCGAAGGAACACCACGAAGCTATGTCATGACCCCAACTAACAACATAATCATCTACCCGATACCCTCAGTGGCTTCTGTATTGAACCTGACTGTTTCGAGGTTTCCAACCACTCCAATGACGGTAAATGGCAGTCCGGAGATCGATTCTAGGTATCACCAAGGGTTGGTTTTATGGATGTGCTACAGGGCATATTTGAAGAATGATTCCGAGACGTTGAATACAGATAAAGCCGCAGACTATCTAGCATTATTTGAAAAATACTTTGGTTCTAAGAAAATACTAAATGACTAATGGCAAAAAATAGAGAAGATGCAAAGAACAGAAGCCTTAGTGGGTCAGAGATACCGTTCCAGAATTTCACAGGTATCAATAATGTAGCTGATGCTAATAACCTAGAGATAGGTGAACTGGCAGAGGGCGAGAATGTCGATATAGATAACGAAGGAAAGGTGAAGAGGCGAAATGGGTATACGAGGATATTTACTCCTTCCGATAAAATGCATAGTCTTTGGAGCAATGATCGTATCTGTCTATTTATGGACGGAACTACTCTAAAGAGATTGTGGTCAGATTACAGTTCTACAACAATAAGGACTGACTGCGGAAACCAACCAATGGGCTTTGTAGATGTCAATGAAAATGTTTATTATTCAAACGCTACGGTTAATGGGTATATTGATTCAACTGGTGCTGATAACCAGTACTCTACACCTTCTGACAATTACAAGGTAGCTACGAAGACAGGTCAACACATTGAGTATTATAACGGCAGATTGTATATTGCGAAAAACGAAACAATCTGGTACACTGATGCATATAACCATGGTGTTATTGATATGAGAACTAATGCCATTAAGATGAAGGATGAAGTGACTATGATGAAAGCAGTGGATGACGGATTGTATGTATCCATTGGTGATATAAATGACAGAAGCTCAATTTTGTTTCTGACAGGAAGTACTCCGGTAGATATGCATTCAAGAGAAGTTGCACACTATGGAGCGATTGAAGGTACTGCAGTGAAGACCAAATCCGCTTATGTCGGTGATGGGAACGTAGGTAAGAAAGTGATATGGACTTCACGCAAAGGAATATGCCTTGGAGAGAACAGTGGAAGGTTCACCAATTTAACAGCAACTAAATACGAAGTGACCCAAAACCGTTACGGTGCAGGTCAATTTAAAATCACAGGTGGTGTACCGCAGTATATTGCATCATTGTGGACATAAGCAACAAAGAGAATAATGCTATTTAGCAATTTGACTCTGACTCCCTAAATACTAATTTAGTATCAATTAGTACCCAATTAGTACTTAGACCAGAACTCCCGAATACGCTAGAGGTGACGAATTAATTTATTTTAATACCTTTACTATTTAAGGAGAAAGTTATGACTCTAAGTCTATCCACAGGACTCCGTCAAGGAATCCTACACACCGCAGGTCTGAATACGTTACTTGCTGCAGGAGAGATCAGAATTTGGTCTGGCTCTGCACCTGCAACGGCTGATGACACCGCAACTGGTACATTGCTTGTAACAATTAACACGTCTACAGGTAGTGCCTACAACCTACATTTCTTAAACACAGCAGTCGCAGGAGTACTATCTAAGTCCTCAAATACTTGGGATGGTGTCGCTGTAGCTACTGGAACGGCAGGATACTTTAGGTATTGTGCGAGTACATCTGATGCTAATGGAACAAGTACCTCTGAGATTCGTATACAGGGTGCCGTGTCAACATCTGGTGCAGAATTGAATATGAGTTCGACATCAATTACGTCTGCTGCAACGACAACGATTGATACGTTCGACATCACTATGCCTGCTGCGTAAGGTCTTTAACGAACTACTGGACATGAACTTTGATACCCCATATCATTGTTGTTCCCCCTTAGAAGGTAGTTCACCAAAGCCCTTCGTTTGCAGGTTTTATTCGAGGGCTGATAGTGTTGGCATATGCTGATACTGTCGGCCCTTTTTTTATATACACTTAAAATAATGAGAAACATCAACATACAATCGGGGAGAGGATTAATTCTGTCGGGAGATCGGCAGAGAGCAGGTACATACGTAGGCATAGCAAAGAGACGCATGTTTGAAATGAAACAGGTGATGAGGATAGGAAAGCTTCAATATATGAAGAGGGTGCATTACTTAGACCGAGATTGTGTGTGGGTGCATCTACTATCTATAGGCGGTTCTGACTTCATCAGGATACACTCATGTGCAGAGGGTGGTGTTGGTTGTAGCATCGGTTTTGTTGGGGATGTACTAGAAGGAGCCTCTCCACTCGAAACAGTTTTTACCTTCACCGCAGAAGGATTTGAACCTAAAATTAACGACCTAGTGAGATCAACTCTTATAATATCATATGGTGATGGACGTAAGGGTCAAGGAGGTACAGGAGGCGCAAACAAGCTAACACACAAATACAGAGAAAGCGGTGTTTTCGATGTAAGTGTAAAAGCATGGAACACGTTTAAGTCCCAATTCGTACAAACAGCAATAGGACTCATCGCTACGAATGTAACTAGCTTCGAGAGAATTAGTGATTTCCATGCGTGGGAAGGTTCGCTTCAACCTGACCGAGATCAAGACGAAGTCAACGCTGAGGCACTTGCAGATGTTAATGCAAAGCCGTTTGCAGAGATTACAGTATCGGATAGTGTATACGCAGAGCAAAACATTTACGTTGATGAAGGTCCAGGGTGGGACGATGAAGGAGATTTGGGTAGTTCTGGTTTTAGGGGTTTCTTCTATAGGCAAAGATATTCTGTGTGGGAATACGAAATCACTGATTTCTTTGACGTTGAAACGTTTATCGCATATATACTGGCAGGAAATAGGGCAGCAATAACAACTTCTACCCAAAGGATGGCAATGGGTGCGGAGGCTTATGCGGCAAGACTGGATACCCCACAAGATAAATTAAAGATACTTATAAATACTACTCCATATTTGCCTTTATTTGAAAACGCTAATAGCAGTTTTGCGCTTGCAATAGAAATGACAGAACAGGTAAGGGAGTTAAGGATAGCCGAAACACCCATAACTATCACATTCACAAGCTTTGATGATTGGGCAACGGTATCACCAACACCTATAGACAGAACGCCTATGGCCCTTATAGCTCCAGAAGGGTGGTGGTCAAACAGACCCAACGTAGTCAATGTCGATTATGATTGTATAGCAACATCATCAAAATCAGAATATATAACAGCAACCTAAAGGAGATATAATGGCAGATATAACGTGGTGTGGAGAAATCGATGATAAGCTTTATCTTACATCTGGTACTTTCACGTCTACGCTTAAAGACAGTCAGGATATTACCACATGGAACCTTAGTCCTCAAGGCGTAACTTATGACTTAACCAATACTCCATGGGTAGGTAAGAGTCCGACTGATAAACTCTTTCTCCAGTCTGGTCAGTTCACCTCTACCTTGAAATCATCACAAGATATTTCATCAGAAGATATTACTCCATTAGATATTTCATGGGACGGAACCAACACTCCATGGGCAGGTAGCTTAACCTCGAAGTTATACCTCCAATCTGGTCAGTTCACAAGTACCGTAAAGACAAGTCAAAGTGTATCTGCCATAGAGTCAGGTCTTGATGGAATTAGTTATGACGGAACGAATACTCCATACTGTGGTTACACAGATGATAAGCTGTATTTACAAAGCGGCCAGTTCACAAGCACCTTAAAGACGAGTGAATATGTTAATGCTATTGATGACTCACCACAAGGTATCTCGTACACGGGAACCGATACTCTATGGACAGGAGCAGGTGGTGATAAACTATACATCACATCAGGTCAGTTTACGTCTACCATAAAGACAAGTGAATCTGTAGGTGGAGTTGAAACGGTACCAACTGGTGTTGACACAAGCGATTTAGCCGCAAGACTTGACCTTTTTGTATTCTCTATAACAGATACGCCATGGGTAGGTATAACATCAGACAAGCTATACTTAACGTCTGGTCAATTCTCGTCTACACTAAGATTTAGTCAGTCTATTAGTGGTATTGAACTTAACGCTCAAGGCATAGCGTGGGACGGAACAAATACTCCGTACTGTGGTGTGAACGGTGAGAGACTATACCTCCAGTCTGGGCAATATACTTCTACTCTTAAGACCAGTGAAGCTGTTAGCTCAATTGACATCTCGCCTACTGGTATAACATGGGACAGGTTTAATACGCCATGGATAGGCAGCGAAGCTAAGAAAGCATATTTAACATCTGGGCAATTTACGTCTACCATTAAGACCAGTGAAGATGTTAGCTCAATTGACGTTATTCCCACAGGTATCTCATGGGACGGAACCAACACTCCATGGTGTGGTATGGCAGGCGATAAGATATACATAATGTCTGGCCAGTTTTCTTCAACCACGAAGTCCAGTGCATTTCGTAATGATGTGAGCGGTGTTAGTTATACTGGTACAGACACGTTAGCCGCTTTGGATTTCCAAGATAAACTATTTGTTATGTCTGGTCAAGTAACAACCACCGTGAAGACCAGTCAGTCGGTGCAGTCCATAGACACGGTTCTTAAGGATTTGGATACAAATGACTTTGATGCCAGGGTACCAATTAATCCCGACAACTCAGGTAGCGTTGCGATTGATTTACCAATACTAACTGGCTTCACACCTGATGCAATAGATACACCTTGGTGTGGTATTGAGGCTGACAAACTATACCTGCAATCTGGTCGGTTTACATCTACGGTTAAGACAAGTGAACTTGTCACGACAATAGATGGTGTTCCCACAGGTATCTCATGGGACGGAACCAACACTCCATGGATGGGTGACGAAGCACACAAGCTCTACCTACAATCAGGGCAGTTTACTTCAACGCTAAAAACAAGTGAAGATGTAGCTGCAATAGAGATAGGTACTAATGATATTTCTTGGGACGGAACAGATACTCCATGGGTAGGGCAAAGTGGCGATAAGCTCTATCTTACATCAGGGCAATTCACAAGTACTCTTAAGACAAGTAGGGCTGTAGCAGGAGTAGATGTCGCTCCTACAGGGATAAGCTATGATGGAACCAACACTCCATGGTGTGGAAATTCGGCAGACAAACTATACCTTCAATCAGGACAATTCGCAAGTACTCTTAAGACAAGTGAATATATCGGTGCGACAGACATTTCCCCCAATGGTATATCATGGGATGGAACAAACACTCTATGGGTAGGGTTCACCAGTGACAAACTTTTCCAACAGTCTGGTCAGTTTACTTCTACGATTAAAACAAGTGAATATGTTGGTGGGATTGACATTCACCCTCTTGGTATTGATACAAATGCCGTAACTGCGAGACTTAATACTGAAAATGACACACCAGGCGATGGTGCATTTGATTTACCAATATTAAGTGTAGACGCAACGGCACCTGCAGAATTTGACCCTAATAATACAGGTGATAGTGCTATAGACTTGCCTATACTGTTGGTTCAAGGAGGCAGTGGTGCCACAGGTGAGATCAGCTTACCATTGTTAGAAGTAGCATCGACAGGTACTCCATCTGCAACGTCAGGCGTAGTTGCACTTCCTGTCATGACAATAGCCGCTAATGATTTAGCACCTGCAACGGCTACGATCTCGTTTCCAATACTTGGAATACAATCATCATCTACTCAAACTGGAAACATTGGAACCATTACTATTCCGATACTTACAGTTGTGGCAGGTGACCCTATCGTTAATGAGGGCGATCTTAATCTTCCTGTAATCACAGTTTCGGCTAAAGCAGATATGCCACGTGGTACTATTGATATAACACTACCAAGGTTTACGTTCTACACGGTAGGCGAACAAGGAAGTGTTGAGAACTTAGATATAAGTATGCCGATGATGACGCTGAATGCGTTCAGTGGACATCCAGTAGATTTGACACTACCACGATTCGCAATAACTGCATCTGGTGAGAATGGATTTGTCGGTACGTTCAGTAAGAGCTTGCCAAGAATGGTCATAAATGTTAAAGCAGATCAAGAGAACATTGCGACATTCACTAATTCACTACCACAATTTAGCTTTAATATAACTGGACTGCAGGGTATAGTATCGTTGTCAGGAGGCAATAGAACGCTTCCTATGCTCGATATCAATGCCCATGCGTTTAAGGGTGAAAATGGAAATGCCAATATTACACTTCCAGTTCTATCTCTAACGACCAGTGCATTTGCGAATCCGAATGGTACGGTGGCACAGTCACTGTTCATGCTTACACTTGACGCATATGCTGATGTTTATACCAATAGGTTTATTTAAGGAGAACCAAGATGTTTTTAGAAAATAGTTGGATGATTGATCTACAAGCAGGAAAGATTCCTGGTCATGTACTCGTCAATGCCATGGGTGAAAGATCAGGCATGGGTACCACTGTTACGGGAGAAGATATATGGAGAGGCAATGAGCTATCTGTGACTCCGAACACGGTGGCATCACATACGACCATACCAACTCCATCAAGAGACGGAGAGCAAATGACACTTATCAGTGAAAGTGATGCTGATAATGGTGCAACCGCAACTGGTGTGTTAACCATGGAAATAGAGTACATTGATTCCCATGGAGATGTGCGATATGAAGTCGTTACAATGAACGGACAAACAGGAGTAGATACCGTAGCTACTAATATAATATTTATCCAAGACATGCACTCAGTCACGGTAGGTTCGAATGGAGTTTGCCAAGGACATGTAAGGGTTTACAAGAAAGGTGACCCAACCCTTGTCTATAATATGGTTGCCGCAGGTGGTAACAAATCATTAGTACCACATAGAATGGTGCCAAGAGGAAAGAAATTACTTCTTATGGGGTGGCATGGTGGAGAAGTCAACTCTAAGAACTGTGTTATCAGGATACGATCTACTGATATGCATGGCGAATTACTTCCGGGGGTTTTCTGTTTCAAGGGGTCAGCTTATGTAAACAAAAATACAACGGGTCCAGTGCCGTTACATGCGTTGGTACCTGCATTTTCAATAGTAAAGGCCAGTGCGTGGATTGAAACCTCTAGTGGGGTTGCATCTATAGATTGGTGGGGAATATTTAGAGACGATTTAATCCGATAGTTTTTTTTAACAAGGAGAAAAAAGATGGCAAGAGATTTGGTAGCACTAAAGTTCCACGCAGGAATACACACAGTAGACAAGGGTGGTAACAAGATAGGACATGCAAAGTACCCTGAGTTCAACAAAGTGAGTAACGTGGCAAGGAAAGGCATGGACTGGTGTTCTTACATCGATGCCTTTGGTATCGGAATGCAGTATGACAAGGATTGTGGCCACAAAGAAGAGGGTGATACTCCGTTCGGTCAGCAGTGTTGCGTTATAGCAGTTGAGGCAGCTTTTGCAGATGAAGCACTTGCATTGTTTCCTGCGGATATTACAGAGCTAACATCAGCCGAGTTTGAAGCATTCTATAATGACAAGGCTCATGCACACGAAGCTGCAGAACACGTTGATACAGATGTTCTTGATGCTATCACTCAGAAGGAAGCACTCGGACTGGCTGTCCCTGAAAAGGCAGACGCTATCGATGTTACAACTGAAACAAGGGGTATCAGGAAGAATCACAACAAGCTTTGGGTTGACAAGAAAGTAAAATCCGGAGTTAACATGTTGGACAGAAAAGCAGTTGTTTAATTAATCGGGGGATTGAGTGTTTGGAGGTAGTTAATCCCACTCTTTCCCCCACCATATTTTATTGGGGAATAAAATGAAAATACTCGTTACAGTACCGAACACAGGATATGTACACAAATTAGTAAGCTTGGCAACAAACAGGATACTTACAGACCAAAGATATAAAAGTACGATCATTTATCCAACTCACAATCCATATGAAAATAATTTACATCATATAGTGAACGAGTTTATGGCAGGTGAATATGATTTCTGGTTGAACATAGACTCAGACAATCCACCAATGAGCAACCCGTTAGACTTGGTGATATTCAATCTTGATATAATAGGGCTACCTACTCCAGTGTGGCACTTTACAGATAAGGTGAAAGGTGAGCGTCCAATATACGAGAATGCATACAAGGCAGTACCAGAAGAAGGTGCTTATACAGAATGGCCAGATAAAAAGGGATTACAAAGAGTAGATGCAGTAGGGACAGGGTGTGTGCTTTATGCACGTAGAGTTTTCGAGCATCCAGAAATGAGAAAAGCTCCGTTCCAAAGAACATATAATGTTGACGGCACTGTTGACAAAGGTAATGACATCGCATTTTGCGAGAGAGCAACTAAGCAGGGATTTTTAATCTTTGCTCACTATGACTATCGATGTATGCACTTCAACGATCTCGAACTACATGAGGTTGCAAGGGCAATGCATGGATTATATAAAGGAGAATAGATGGCGGTGAATGGAGATGTTACCACTGGCGCATTAACAGTGCTATCAAGGGCATATAAAGGTTCAGCACCAGAATGCATTGTGATGAACACAAAGAATTTTGCAGTAACAGAATATGTCGGGTACGGCTTTAATAGTATGACCGAATTCAATGGGGAGTACCTCATTGCAGACCAGAACGGCATCTATGCAGCTGATACTTCCGACACTGATAATGCAGGAATTGATGACTATGCTATCAAAGCTCATATTAAAACTGGCAGAATTGATATACATACGAACAATAAGAACAGGTTGGTAAACGCTTGGATAAACTACCAGACAGACGGTAATATCCAGTTGGTAACAACAGCCGACAAGAAAGCAACAAGGACGTACACACTACCGTACCATTCAGGATTAAGCGGTATCAATGAGAGAAGAGTCAAGTTTGAGAAAGGAATCAGAAACAGATTCTTTGACTTTAAAATACAGAATATAATAGGCTCACAGTTGGAGATTGACAAACTAACAATCATGTTAGAACCTATAGTTTCGAAAAGGAGATAAGCAATGAGCAATGTGGCAGCAGATGTAGTAACGACAAAAAACTATGTGACCCAACAAATTGATTCGGCAGAACGTAGGTCTGGAGATGCTATCAAGATGGCTTTCGATGCAATAAACCAAATGGCAATGGCTGCAGCGCAACCTGCACCATCTCTTTATTTCACGGCACCACATATAGGCATTAATATTCCTCAGATTAGCGGAACGGGTCCTACGGCACCATCCCTTTCAGCGATTAAATCGGCAATAGGTTCAGTGCCAGGAGACTTCACTGCGTCTATTCAGGAAAGAGCTATGCAGTCTGCTCCGCAAGAAGGTTTTGTTTCGCCTGATATCAATTTCCCAACAACACCAGTGCTAACTACATTGGTAAAACCGAGTGCATTGGAGATTGATTTGCCTGGAGCTTTGCCAGATGCACCATCAATAACACTACCAACAGATTTGACTGTAGATAGAACGGTACCAAACATACCAAATATATCACTACCTGCATGGGGTGAGGTACTGCCGACAATGGATATCAGTCTTCCAGAAATTACGTTTGCATATGTGGAGCCTACATATGTCTCTGCATTAAAAACAGCCATAGCGGCTAACCTGCTTAATGGTGTGACATATGGCGGTACTGGATTAGGTGCGACTGTCCAAACAGCGATCTGGAACAAGGACATAGAGAGGCTTGCTCAACAGAAGGATGATGACGTTGAAGAGGTACTTAATAAATTCGCAGGACGTGGATTCGATCTACCTGCAGGTATGGTTGCACAACAGGTCAATGAGGTACTTAAGGAATTCACGAATAAGAGATCGCAGAATTCAAGAGATGTCATGATTAAAGAAGCTGAAATGGCATTTGATATGTCAAAGTTCTTCCTGTCAACAGGACTGGACCTTGAGCAAATTGAGCTTAATCATGCGAATAATATTGCCAATAGAGCATTAGAGGCAGAGAAAGCAGTTGTCCAGTTCAGTGTCGATCTATTCAACTCGAAGGTTACTAAGTATAATCTGGAGCTTGAGACATATAAATCCAAGGCAATCGAAGCCGAGATCATGCTTAAGATACAAGAGCTTGTCTTGAGCCAGTATCTTGCAGAAATCAACGGTGTTGAGGCAGGTGTGAAGATAGATAACGCAAAGATCGCAAATTACAATGCCATTCTGTCAAAGCATACAGTGAGTATTGCTCTATACGAAGCTGAAATAGGTGCGGTTGTAGCGCAGTTGAACATCGAGAGGGCGAAGTCTGAGATATTCAAGGCGCAAATAGATGGATATGTTGCCGAGATAAGCTCACAGAAAAGCCAGTACGAGCTATATCTTGCTCAGATTGAAGGAGAATCAGCAAAGATAAACATCCATAAGACAGAGGTTGAAGCATATGCAACACGTGTAAATGCGGTAAAGGTTTCCAATGATGTTGTTATTGCTCAAATCAATGCTGATATTTCAGAAGAAGAATTAAATCTCAAGGCTCACCTTGCAACTGTTGAAACATACAAGGCTAAATCAGCCCAAGGTATAGCAGAGATGAATGTCGAAGCAAATTTATACAGGACAGAAAGCGGAGTATTTGATACACTAATAAAAAATGCCACGGCTAATGCAGACTTAAACGTACAGACTCAGATCAGATCAGCAGCTTTAACTCAAGCAAATGCCGCTATGTCCCTAGAAGGTGCAAAAGCAAATCTACAAGCAACATTACAGGCAAATGAGATGCGAGTTAACGCAGCATCCTCAGCAGCATCCGCAACATCTGCGATGGCAGGTATGGTTGCAAGTGCAATACAAGGTATGCTACAATTAGGTGGTCAGGGTACTTCAATTGAAACAGTAGAATCATAAGGAGATATAGTATGGCATTGAATGAATCGGATAAGAAGAAGAGATTTGCAGGTGGTACTAATAGGGTACAGACTGCAGACTTGGGCAGTCAACCACTTACAAGAGTGGGAGCTTCTGGTGATGGCAAGAACCTCACTACCAACAGACGTGTTCAAACAGGTGGAGCAGGTGATGGGTTTGGTGTAGATATCGCAGGTGGCACTGGCGTTCCAGGCGCAGGAAGGAAAAGGGTTGGTGCATTTTTATCAAGAGATAGAATCGCACAGTCAGACCCGACAGATATAGCTGGACAAATACAGACAATAAGTAAAGCCAAGAAAGGTATAACCATTGCAGGTGCTAAAGGTCCTCAACGTGCAGGGTTTGCCAAGGGGTTTAGTTTAGATAAGCCAATCAGACATGATATTATAGATGACAGGCCTGCCAGTATAAAGGAAATTGGTGGCACTTCAAGGGGTAAGGTAGTAGAGTCTAGTGGGGTTGACAAGGGAACTGCAAAATTAACCGTGACTAAGGGTAAACGCCTTACGGCTGCAAGACGCAAAGAGATAGCTGCAGGCGCAGGTAGCGAGATATCAGAACAGCAACGCAAGAAACTTGGCATAGGGGAATTTACCAAGGGCAAGGGTGCTAGTGTGTTCAGTGAGCGAGGCATTAATGAGTTATTCGGAAGTGCTGCCGATTTAGCAAAGTTGTTTACAAGTAAAGAGTTTCAGAGCAGAAAAGCAAAGGGTATTCAGCAGGCCGCAGGAGCAAAGGGTAGGCGTGTTGATGCCAAAGCAAAGACAGAAAGAATCAAAGCACTGTCAGGGGTACTTGAAGATTTGAGTGCAAGTGGTGGTGATAATGAAGGATTGATGGCAAGTATACAAGAGCAAATACAAAATCTTATTTCCGGTAATAACGGTGATGGAATGTCAGGTGAAGTTTTGGGAAAACTTGCTTCACAGTTTGAGCCTGACCAAGTTAAAACAATCTTAGGGATAATGCAATAATGACAATCGAAATAGATCAGTTTCTTAGTGACTTTCAGACTGCAAAAACAGAACAGGGTGATTCGTTCGATGGTGCTAGTTTCGGCAGAGACTATGACCGTGGTGCGCAAAGAAGCAGGACTCAGCCAGAAGACGATGACTCTTTAAACCGTAAAGGTTTTATCATGGAGACAGCAGAGGCTTTGGCAGGTGGTGCTGTTGATACTGCAGAATTATGGATGAGAGCAGTTAGGGCTGTTGACCCACTCGGAGGCAATGAGACAATAAGGAACTTCGCTACCTTTGGACTAGATTCTATCAAGAATTTTGTGGCAAAGCACCCTAGCCTCTCTCCAGATAATCAAGCTCAGGAAGGTGTATCAAGGTGGTGGCAACAAGGCGTTAGATCAATGATGCCAAGTATGTCTGCTGCGATTCCAGGTATGCTTGCAGGTGCCGTGGGTGGACCAATCGGTGCGGCAGTAGGTGGTGGTGCAGTGTCTGGTGCTATATTCGGATTGGCAGAATTTGATACCGTAAGAGAAGAGGGTGAAGATTTAATCAGGGAGAAGATGGCTTCCGGAGATATGACAGAAGCCGAAGCTATTGTTGTGCGTCATGAAATCAAAGAGGCTGCAATGAAAGCAGGTGCAGTTGAAGGTGGCTTGGAAGGTATTGCAAATGCGGTACAGGTCAAAGTGCTTTCTAAATGGTTTCCAGGCAGAAGCACATTAAAGAATTTAATCAAAGCTCCTGTTAAAGATATATTCAAGAAGGGTGCTAAAGAGGCTATAAAAACTGGAGCGAAACAACTTGCACTAACCACGCCTGTTGAGGTTGGTACTGAGTTTGCACAGTCTGCTTTAGAAAATAAATTCCGTAGGGATGTTGGGCTTACAGATATGAATTCATGGAGTGCAGGTATGGACGCACTCGGACCCGCTTTCGTCACGAACTTATTGTTCTTTGGTATGGGTAAGTCTGCAAATGCCGCACAGAGATGGGGTATCAGGCATGCGTTGGAAGATGCAAAAGCCAGTCCACAGAAGAGGATGAAAGCAGTAAAGGATATTGCAAAAATTGTACGTGGCATGGAAGATGTAAATGCAGACGCTATCGCTAACAAGATGGAAGCTGTAGGACTGTCATATGTTGCGTCAGGCATGAAGATGAATATCAACAATGATCTAGGCATGGAGACTATGCTTACTCAATATAAAAAGGAATTACAAGATGGTAAAATAAGTAATATATCTTCTGTGAAATTACAGATGGCATTGCAGAAAGAAATGGACAGAGAGAATCTGCCTTTACAGCAACGTATTCCTGCATTCCAAATGATGCAAGGTATTTCTACGATTAACAAAGAACAAAAAGCTATAGATTTTCTACGTAGCGAGGAAGAGAAGAACAAGGAAACGAAGGAAGCTACTGCGCCAGATATGCTTGACGCAAACGCTGAGAGTGCTGTGAATAAAGAGGTGAAGGTCGAGAAGACTATCAAGGTCGAGAAGGAAGAGAAGCCTAAGAAGGAAGAGAAGAAACCTGTCAAGAAGAAAAAGGTGAAGGTGACAGAAAAGGCTCAGAAAAAGCTTATCAACGTAGGCAGGGACGCTGTTGTTCCAGATGCAACTAAGAATGCCGAGAGAGAAGCAGAGCTTAAGAAAGCCAAGGCAATAAAGCCAGAGCCAGGGGTTGCTGTTATACCAGATGACGATGATATTCCCACAGAAGAAGTTGTTGCAAAAAAGACAACAACTGAGGATGTCGCTAAAGCGAAAGCCGAACTTCCAGAGGGAAAGCCAACTAAAGAAACCAAAGAGAAATTCTTTAAGAAACTAACAAAACAATCAAAAGAGCCAACTGTAGACAAAACGGAGACAGTTCCGGAACCAACGGGAACCACGGAACCAGTGCCGAAGAAAGAAGTCAAAGCTCAGGATAAAATATCTAAAGAGCAGGAAAGGCAGGTACGTAAAGAGCTTACTGACCCTGAACTATTTCCTGACGAAAAAAAGGACCTAGAGAAGATATTGGTTGATGCAGGACTTCCTCTTGAGGTTGCGAAGAAGGAAGCAGTGGTAGAGCCTGAACCTGAAAAGGCAGAGGGCATCTCAATGACTGGACTTGAGCCTCGTAATGCGAATGCAAAGCTTAAGAAGGGTGAAGCTCCATATACTGAATCTGAGAAACAAGACGCTGTGCTTTCCAAGCAAATCTTCAAAGCTATTGCAGGGTTTAACACTTCCAGTGCGAAGAAAAAAGCGGCTGCACAAGCTGATTATAAACAGGCAGTGGCTGAGAGAAATGATCTAAGAAAGAAGGTACTTTCCGAGTCTATCAAGAGTGATGTTGCCACGAAGAAAGCTGAGAAGAAAGACGTTGTCGCTGTTAAGGCAAAGGCAGAGAAGAAGAAGGTACGTAAAAAAAAGGTTGAGAAAAAGATAGTAGAGAAACACCCTGAACTTAAGAGTGATATTGTCAATCTGGAAATAGCTGCGGACGCACTTATGAGTACCGAGAATATAATCAAGGGCAATGGTATCTCTCCGAAGATGATGAAGCAAGGCAAGATTGAGGTCAGTGGAATGAAAGCCGAAACAGCAGAGGATATAGCAGTGATATCTCAGGTATTCAGAAACCCTCAGTACGAAACATTCAGAATAATATACACAAGGTTGGGTCACATTGTCGGTCACGAAGCCAGAACCAGTAGGCTTCCAGGCAGTGTTTCAGTATTTATCGATGACCAAAGAACCGAGATAGATAATATAAATGCGAAGCAATTACACTTGAAAGCTGACAAGGTATGGTTTGTACATAACCATCCAAGTGGGAATGCTATACCTTCTCCTGCAGACAGGAAGTTTACCAAGCAGATGGCGGCAGTTATACCTGCAGTCGCAGGACACGTTGTTGTTGACTCAGGAGAGTACGCACATATAACACCTACTGGACACGCAAGAGTAAAGGCAATAAAAACCGATGATGCAATCTTGAAGCCATCTGTACCGAACAGGCTATTGGGAAGAGAGATGTCTAATATCGATGCAGTGATTAAATACGGTAAAGAATTACAACACCAAGAGGGCTTTATGACTCTCACGTTTATGTCGGCAAACACCGATATAAGAGGCATCGTTGATGTGCCAGTCAAACAGCTTATGGGTAAGGATACCGATCAACTCAGAAAGGATATCAGGGACCTTGCGGTTATGTTTGGTTCAGTACAGGCAACACTTGCATTGGATACTTCATTGAATCCGGAAGCAGGTTCGAGTAGTCCTGACGCACTTATCAGTTTGATTAGAGACGGCATGATTGTGGATGCTATTCTGTACAAAGAAGATCAGACGGTATCTATCAGAAGGATGTTCTCCGTCAAGTCAAAGAAGAAGAACAGGAAGAAATTCCTTGGTGGAGACATACAGACAACTCTCGGAGAAGACACTAAGCCGTTTTCTGATGAAGCGATAGCGATTGCCAACAAAACAAACGTAGATCATTTAGTCAAAGACGATGAGCCAAGAGTCGCTACTCGGTTGACGATGGAATTTACCGAAGATAAAGATGCCAGTATATTAGATTTTGGTTCAGGTAAAGCCGCAAAGCAAACTAAGATATTAGAGAGACAGGGATATACAAATGTAACTGCGTATGATTTTGGTACAAACGTTGTTGAAGGACTCCATGATACCAAGGCACTAGATAAGCAGTATGATGTCGTTCAGGCAGGAAACGTCCTTAATGTTCAGAGCAATGAAGAGATGTTGAGAGGTACGCTGAACCAGATATCAAGTGCTACAGCAAGTGGTGGTTTTGCTATCATGAACTACCCTGCGACACCAAGGAAAATGAAACCTTCTGAGCTAAGTCCTAGTGAGATGGAGAGCCGTATCAAAGACGCATTTATATATGTGCGAAAGGTCGGTACCAATACGTGGGTAGCATCGAATGGAATTGAGTCATCTGTTGAAGAAGAGAAGTCTGCGTTCGAGGAAGAGGGTGGAAGGGTACGAAAAATTACCGATAAAGACTTCACGGATAATCCACACGTAGATAGAGCTACTCAGGAAGTATTCAACAAGAAGCTATCTCCTAGAGTCGAAGGTATTACAATCAAAGAGAGATTGGATGAATGGAAGAAAAACTGGTGGCTTAAATTACAGCAGGGTGCCATAGATCAATTTGCAAGTCTGAGGAAATTGGACGATAAGCTATGGAAACTGGCTCAAATAACCACATCCGCTTCTGGTGCAGTAGAGGCATTGCTGACCATGGGAGGAATCAAGCTCACTGAGGGTGTGCCTGACCTTATAGACGCAAAGGGTGGTAAGGGACTATTTAATGTCATCAAGCCGTTAGGAGAAGAATTAGAGCTTTGGTTGGGATGGATAGCAGGTAACCGTGCAGAAGATTTGCTCGTTCACAATAAAGAGAAAAACCTTTCCGAAGACGAGATCAAGCTGTTGAAGGGATTGACCAAGGGCAAGATGAAGGATGGTCGAAGCAGGAGGTCTGTATACCGAGATGTATGGACTGAGTTCTCAAAGCTACACCAATCAGTACTGGATGTCGCACAAGAGACGGGTACAATCGGTACAAAAGAACGTGAATCATGGAGAGAGGGGTATTACCTACCATTTTTCCGTCTTATTGAGGACAGGGAGAAAAACCAAACTGCGGGTCCTAAAACTTTGGGTGGAATTGCCAATCAAAATGCATTTAAAGAGTTGAAGGGCAAGGACGTTCCGATAGCTGACATGCTGACGAATATAATCCTTAACTGGAATCACTTGGTTGGAGCCAGTTTGAAGAATCAGGTCGCTGTCAAATCACTACACAAAGCGATCACCATGAAGATTGAAGGTGGTCAGCCTGTAGCAGAGAGAATTAATGTTGACATTGATGTTGTTGAGACTGAGTCTGGACAGTTCAAGGTAGTTGATGCACTTTCTGGTAAAGACAGAGGCTCTTATGACACATTTGAAGCGGCCCAAGAACGTCAAGAAGAGTTGACACGCATGATCGAAGAGAGACTGGCAAAGAAGAGTACGAATGCCGTGTTTGTCCGAGAGGACGGTAAGAAAGTTTGGTACGAAGTTAATGAGCCAAATATATATCAGGCGTTGACAAATCTAAACTTTGAGGGATTTAACAGTAGACCAATGAAAGCATTGAGATCATTCAAGAGGCTATTGACTCTTGGCGTTACATCATCTCCAGACTTTAAGGTTAGAAACTTATTCCGTGATACAGTAGGGTCTGCTGCAACAAGCAAGATCAGCCTGAATTTAATCGGTAATGTTTTTGGTAGCGGAAGGAGAGCAACACAAAAAAGCAGTGAGTCTTTCATGAGAATGATGGCAGGTGGTGGTAACATTCAGTTCGGTCATATGTATGGTACTGACCCTGAAAAAGTACAAGCACAGTTGAACAGGAATCTACGTAAAGAGGGCATCCTTGATAACAAGACAGGGTGGGATAAATTTAAGAATGCAAGTGCGAAGGGACTGGACGCATGGAATGAATTTGGAAGCAGGTGGGAGAACCTTAACAGGGCTGCGTTATTTGAGCAGACTTTAGATAAGGAGGGCTTCCTTGAAGCTAATTTCGAAGCGAGAGATTTGTTAGATTTCAACAGGCATGGTGCGTGGCCTGCAGTTAGATTCTTAATCGACACTGTACCATTCATGAATGCTCGTATCCAAGGATTGAGTAAGCTTGGTAGAAGTATGACCAAGGAGCAGGGAGCAAGGCTTGCACTCGTATCGGGTGGAGTCGCAATGGCAAGTATGGCATTGTATTTAGCATATAAAGATGATGATGAATTTAAAGAAAGAGAGGAATGGGACAGAGATACTTATTGGTGGTTTAAAATCCCTTTCACTGACTATACCTTTAGGCTTCCAAAGCCGTTTGAAATAGGGGTTATAGGGACATTGGCAGAAAGAACACTTGAGCAAATCGTAGACGATAAGGTACATGGAGCATTATTTGCCGAACGATTGAAGTTTGCCCTAACGCAGACGTTTTCTTTTGACATTGCACCACAGGCAGTTAAGCCAGTACTTGAACTAATGGCTAATAAGAATTTCTTTACACAACGTCCTATTGAAACACTGGCAATGGAAAACTTATCACCAACAGAACGCAGGAAAGCTTGGACTTCTGAGACAGCAATTCTCATGAGTCAAGGATTTTCTCATATACCATGGGACAAGGTACAACTTTCTCCCGTGCAGATAGAGCATTTAGTCAACGGTTATACTGGATGGCTAGGCGGTTTCGTTCTTGGTGGAGTTGACATGCTAACACAACGAGCAGGTGGATTTCCCAACAAGCCGTCATTCAGAATAGAAGATTATTCTTTGATAGGCTCATTCGTAGGCGAAACACCATCAAGGCAGACGAAATATTCTAGCATATTCTATGAAGGATTAAAAGAAATGAACCAGACGTATGCAGATGTCCGGAATTACAGGACACTTGGAGAAACCGAAAAAGCATTGAATTATGCACGTAAGCATAAGGATAAGCTGAGGTTCAGAAAGCTTGCAAATAAAATCCAGAAGAATGTAGCGACACTTACCAAGCGAGTCAGGTTAACCCGATTAGACAAGAATATGTCTGCTCAGGAGAAACGTGCAAAGATAGATCGCTTAACGGTAATGAAGAATAAACTGTTGAAGATGGCTGTTGAAAAGATCAAACTCTAAGATACTGTCGTATCAACACTTACAACCTAGAAAAAAAAATATATTTTTACCTTGCAATCGTAATGCATTTCTGATAGACTTTCAAAACATGAGGCGAACTTTCATAGGCTTTGTCTCTTGTTTCAAAGCACTGTGGAGCAGGGGGGTCAGGCTTTCTGCTCCCAATTTAATCATTAGCCTGAGTAGCCGAACGGCAGAGGCAGCGGTTTTAGAAACCGTAATTTGAAGGTTCGAATCCTTCCTTGGGCATTTAATATATGGGGTGCGAGTGCAGAGACGGAGCTAGTATCTTTGTCTTGGGCAGGTGTCAACTCCTGTCTACCCCACCATTCCTTGGAAGTGGCACCATGGGTCAGTGCCTTAATTGTCGACCTGCCACAAGACAGCTTCCTTATTTCTAGGAGAACAGAATGACTAAGAAGGAGTATATCGAAAAGATGCTGTGTGTGACGGCTGACTACACCACTAAGTGCAAGGATTTAAGGCGGAAGTTTGTAATGAGCAACACTCTTATAGAGAAGAATCATATAGTGAGAGATCATATTGGTCATATATTGGTAGAGAAGAAGGGTGTCTATCTGGATAGTTTTGGCGATTCTTTTCCTAAATTAAGAATATATGGCTTATGCCTTAAGAAAGACCTGACACCACGCAAGGATAAGTCGAAACGGTGGATGTATTCAGGCAACATACTTGGTGGATGTATTCAGGCAAAACATACTTGAAATATTATAACGTGTCTGTATATCAGTGGTTAGATTGTTTGGTTGTGACCCGAACGACCTTGGTTCGACTCCAAGCAGACACTCCATTTTGCGTGTATGATGTTTAACGGTAGCATGTTAGGCTTCCAACCTAATCGTCTCGGTTCGAATCCGAGTATACGCTCCATATTTTATAAGGGGGAATTATGAAAAGAAGTTCGTTTGGCACGATGTGCGGTGGAACGTTACTGTTGGGATGCGTATTGGTAGTGCTTTTGGGTGTGGGCTGGATGATGAATTGCTATAAGTTCACACAGCTTGATTTCAAAAGTCCTGTCAAGGCAGAAGTACTCCGAGGAATTGGTTTATTTCCTCCAATTGGTGCTGTCATGGGATGGATATCCATAGATGATACGCCATGTAGAAACAGACCTCCGGTAGCAAGATTTAAAGTTACACCAGTAGAATGAATTTACTTTTTTTAACGTTTAGGATAAGGGGATTATTTTGGACAGAGAGATGAAAGCGGTTTTGAAGGTAATTGCAGGTGCTGTCGTATTTATCATACTTATGGTAGTAGTGTTGATGGCAACTCTCCCGAAGTACAGGGTGTACAAGCAGAATCTGGCAGGTCAGGCAACGCTGAGAGAAGCAGAGTGGACCAAGAAGATTACGATTGAATCTGCCAAGGCAAAGAAAGAAAGTGCAACCCTGTTAGCCGATGCAGAGGTCGAAAGAGCAAAGGGTGTGGCAAAAGCCAATAAGATTATCGGTGACAGTTTAAAGGACAATGAAGGGTACCTGCGATATCTATGGATTGACAGCTTAACGGAAACGGATAATCAGGTAATTTATGTACCAACCGAAGGTGGTCTTCCGATACTTGAAGCAGGAAAGAGATAAAGTCGTGTAGCATAATTGGTAATGCAACTGGCTGTTAACCAGTGAGAGAAATCTCTATGCAGGTTCGAGTCCTGCCGTGGCTGCCATAAGGCCGTGAGGATGTCCTCCACTAAAGGTTGGCTCGTAACCAACTACGGCATCCAATAAGAGGTGGAGAAGCTGGCGTAAGTCGCCTAGACCGAAACCAGTGAAGTACCACCACCAGATGGCAGTTTTCATTTGGGGGTTCTGCATAAACGAAAATTAAAAACTCCCATCCATATTCGCATGTATAGTTCAATGGCAGAACAACTCCCTTGTAAGGAGTAGACGTGGGTTCGACTCCGACTATGTGCTTTTTTGATTAAGATTGAGGGGGGAAACGTTCCTGCCAACGAGGCAGTGTGTAACAAAGTACCCCCGTTAGATTTAACCGTGTGTAGGGCAGTCAGGTTAGCCTACTCGGCTTGGACCCGAGATGTCGGAGGTTCGAATCCTCCCACACGGACCATTTTTTGGCTCCATAGTTTAGTGGTAGAACAACGGGTCTTCAATCCGTTAGCTGCAGTTCGATTCTGCGTGGAGCTATTTTTTATGAAAGGGGTTTCATAATGATTGTAATACCGCCAGACGTAGATTTTCAGAAGTTACCAATCAAATCTTGGTGTCCTACAATAGACGGTAAGACAGCCGAGCAAGCAACAAATCTATCAAACCTACCATTCGCATTCAAACACATAGCATTAATGCCAGATACTCACATGGGCTACGGTATGCCTATTGGTGGAGTTTTAGCTACCAAGGGGTATGTAGTACCTAACGCTGTTGGCGTTGACATTGGGTGTGGTATGTCTGCAGTAAGGCTACCATTGAGAGAGGCTCCAGATGAAATGACTCTTAAGTATGCAATGAACCTTATTCGAAAAGAGATACCTTTCGGATACAAGAAACACTCAAAGCCAAGACCAATAACAAGGATGCCACAACCGCAGGACCCAGAGGGATTGCAGAACATGGTTGCAGGTACAGAGAATACCAATGCGAGGAAGTCTTTAGGTACCCTTGGTGGCGGTAATCACTTCATAGAGATACAGATGGGTTCTGATGGGTATATATGGATAATGATTCATAGTGGTTCCAGAAACTTAGGCAAGCAGGTTGCTGATTATTACAACAGGATTGCAATAGCAATGAATTCTGAGTATTATTCTAACGTGCCAATATCTCATGAATTGGCGTTTCTTCCACTAGACAGTATCCATGGCAGGAGCTATATCGCAGAGATGAACTATTGCGTGGAGTTTGCACGATTGAACAGGAAGGAAATGATGTCACGTGTTGTCAGTGCATTCTATGCAATGCTAGACATTCAGGAAGATCATGACCCTGCGATAGATGTGGCTCATAACTATGCACGTATGGAAAACCACTTTGGCGAGAACGTTATGGTTCATCGTAAAGGTGCAACTTCTGCAAAGCTTGACGAGATAGGAATCATTCCAGGTTCCCAAGGCTCAATGAGTTACATCGTTAAAGGCAAGGGGAACGCTGAGTCATTTCGCTCATGTAGTCACGGAGCAGGTAGAAAGATGGGCAGAAAAGAGGCTCAAAGAAGATTAGACATAGATGACGAGATAGACTACATGAATGCTAAGGGCATCATTCATTCCCTGCGTACTGAGAAGGACTTAGACGAGGCTACAGGTGCCTACAAGGACATCGAAGAGGTAATGGACAACCAGATGGACTTAGTGTCTCCTATGATACAGCTACGACCCTTAGCAGTAATGAAAGGATAGCCATGGATGATATCGAAGAACGTGTACATAATTTGATATGTGATTATATTACAAAGCGTATCAGGAGTAGCTTAAGAGTCACTTCGGAAATGAAGGGTGTCACTTTTATTCGCATCGAGAAAGAGGTGAAGGTGGTACTCGATGAAGCTCTCAAGATTATTCCAGATACTTTATCGGTTGTAGAAAGGAGTGAATAATTATGCAGATAAATGCAACATTGAATTTAGCAGAAGGATTTGGGCAGTGTGGGGAGTCTATTGAGTTTAAGACTTCGAAGTTTCCTGCAGGTGAGATATATGTAAGGGTAGATGTGCCTGTCGGTACTAAGGCAGTAAGAGTCAATAGCAGGTTTAGGGGTAGTGACGATCTCATGAGAATACTCATGGCATGTGATGCTCTCCAGAGGCAGGGTGTAAGGTACATTGAGTTATTCTTGCCGTACTTGCCATACTCAAGGCAGGATAGAGTGTGTAGCCGTGGAGAGTCTTTCTCCTTTAAGGTGTTGGCATGGATACTGATTCAGGCGGTTGACAAGGTGATAACGTATGATGCCCACAGCAATGTTCCACTGTCTATAATGGACCAGAGGGTAAAGGTATTGAACAACAACAGAGAGGTAACCGACTTTATTCAGTTCATGCTACCTCAAGGCAAGAAGTTGGCTCTCATAGCTCCGGACGCAGGTGCGGTAAAGAAAGCCGAGAAGTTGGCAAACGATACTCAGATATTTGATACCGTTGTATACTGCAACAAGAGACGTATTGGAAACACCATAATGTATGATGATATCCAGAACAACCTCATGGGTATGACTGCAGTTGTTGTTGATGATATCTGTGATGGTGGAGCTACATTCCTTGCACTTGGTAAGAAGCTCAGGGAGAGACATGTAAATGAAATGCACCTGTTTGTAAGTCACGGTATATTCTCTGCAGGTGTCAAGGAACTGAAAGAGATGTACAGGTATATTGGTACCACAAACAGTATGAATACGGTTCTAACGACACCTGTGGGAGTTAAATGCTTTGAGCTTGACTATTAAATGTAACGGAATGATTCCAGTGGAGTTGAGTAGTTCTATAAAAGCAGTGGCTCTCTACTGTCCGTTAAGAAACAGTTGTGGCAGGGTGTCAAGCAGTGCAAAGAAACCTGCGAATTTATATTATAACAGGTTTAATAAACAGTGTAAATCTTTTTTAGGAGATGAAATTGTCGAGATACTTGAGAAGTAATGCAGTTAAGAAACTCGGATTTGTGTGGCGAAATATGAAGTACCGATGTGAGCGTAAAGAGAATAAGGATTATAAGTATTACGGTGGCAAAGGTATCACAATTTGTGACGAGTGGCAGATTTTCGAGAATTTTGTAGCATGGGCTTTGAGGGCAGGATATGACGATAGCCTTACGATTGACAGGTTGGATTCTGATAGAGGTTATGAACCAGAGAATTGTGTTTGGCATACCCGTGGTGCAAATTCAAGGAGAGCTACTGAGAAGTTCACAATAGCAGAGTCCGAGGAAATGCGTGACCTGTATGCATGTGGTAGATTCTCTTATCAGAAAATTGGTGACAAGTATGGATGTTCTGACATGTGTGTATGGTCTGCAGTCAACCGCAAAACCTATAAGAAAGGAGATGACCGTGGAGATATCGCCATTGCATCAAATTGATTTCTACAAATCTGGACACGTGTATCAGTATCCTCCTGAGACGGAGTTGGTGTTCAGCAACCTTACGCCAAGGGCGAGTAGAATGCCAGAGGTAGATAGGGTAGTATTTTTCACCTTGCAGTACTTCATCAAAGAGTACTTGATAAGACAGTGGAATAAGAATTTCTTTGAACGTGATTTGACTGAAATTATAACAGAGTTCAAGGGTCGTATGGATAAGTGTCTTGGGGTAGGCAAGGTAGGCACTTTGCATATAGAAGCACTTCACAACTTGGGATACTTGCCACTGGAGATCAGGGCAGTGCCAGAGGGTAGCAGGGTTAACCTGAGAGTACCGATGATGGTGATGTGGAATACTAACAAGGATTTCGAATGGCTCACAAACTACCTTGAAACTATCATGAGTACCACGGTATGGGGTGGGTGTACTTCTGCTACAATGGCGAATGAGTACAGAGGTATATTAGAGCAATACGCAGAGAGAACAGGCGGTGACCCTAGTTTCATTGATTTCCAGGGACATGACTTTTCTTGTCGTGGCATGTTTGGATTCGAAGCAGGTGTTATGTCTGGTGCGGCACATTTGTTATCATTCAAGGGAACTGATACAGTAGGCGCAGTTGACTTCATTGAGAAGTACTACTCCCTGAATGGTTCTGATGAATTGATCGGAGCCTCAGTACCTGCAACCGAACATAGTGTTATGTGTCTCGGTGGTGATGGTGATGATGAATACGAGACTATCAAGAGGCTGATAACAGACGTATATCCAACGGGTCCTATAAGTATCGTATGTGATACATGGGACTTCTTTAAGGTACTCACGGATACTCTTCCAAGATTGAAGGATATCATAATGGCAAGAGACGGTACCGTGATTATCAGACCAGACTCAGGTGACCCTGCAGATATTATATGTGGTAAACCTGCTGACTTTAAGTGCAATTACACTTCGCCTGAGTATAAAGGTGCTGTAGAGTTATTATGGGACACTTTTGGCGGTACAACAACCGAGAAAGGATACAAACAACTTGACAAACATATCGGGCTTATATATGGGGATAGCATCACTCTGGATAGATGTAGAGACATATGTTCCAGACTCGCTTATAAAGGGTTTGCAAGTACTAATGTGGTATTTGGGATAGGGTCATACACGTACCAGTACACAACGAGAGATGTATTTGGATTCGCAGTAAAGGCTACTTATGCCGAGATCGATGGTAAGCCTGTCGAGATATTTAAGAAGCCGAAAACGGACGATGGAACGAAGAATAGTGCCAAAGGGCTGACTGCAGTTCACATGGCTTCAGATGGTAACTTCTACATGCATGACCAGAGTACGTGGGACCATGTTAAGAACTGCGCTTTAGAATTGGTGTTCAGAGACGGAGTGCTGATAAGGAATACAGATATCTCTGAGATCAGGGAAACTTTACGGAGACAAAGATGATAGTGACTGTAGATAATGTAGACAAAGAATGGCAACCAAAAAACTTGAACATTCGTTTTGAGACAGAGAAAGAGTTTACGCAGTTCAAGGAAATGATTCGACACTGTGACACGGTGCCAGATGCGATCTTGGATTATGGGTCGAAAATAGACAGAGACTTTGTTCATGATTTTATGAGCATGGTATTCAACACGATGGAATAATAAAACGAAAGGAGGCAAGGATGAGGGGAAAGATGAAAGGGAAAAGCAGTAAGATAGAATTCCCGAAGTTGATGATTAATGAAAATGTGGTAGCGTTATTTTCCGATGCAGAAAACGCTATTGTTGTACTTGAGATATCCGATGACGCTATAGAAGTAGGAGCTAGTTTGGGCAAGGGAACGTTTGAAATAGAACGCTTCGATGATTACCACGGATGTATAGAACTTTCTAACCGATAGGGGGGTACTTTGTTAACACCAGAACAGAAAGAAGCAAGACGTAAGGGCATTGGAGGCAGTGATGTCTCCAGTGTCTTCGGGCTAGAACCATATGGTTGTAAGCTCAAGCTGTACCACGACAAGACAGGAGTGAAGCCAGACTTTGATGATGTCAATCCTAACATGCAGAGGGGTATCATACTAGAAGACATTGCTGTTGGTTTCTATGAGCATAAATCTGGTCACACGGTACACAGGACGAAGGAGCATTTTCAGGACAAGGTATATCCATGGATGCTTGCCAATGTAGACGGTAAGGTTACATTCGCAGACGCAGTCAGTGGCATACTGGAAGTGAAGTGTCCGAGTAGAGACTCCTTCTACCGCATGAAGAGAGAGGGCATCTCTGATGCATACATACTTCAAGGTCAACACTATATGTATGTGACAAAGGCTGAGGCGATGGAGTACGCTATCTTCTGTGCTGATGCATGGGACATGGAGATCGTTCCAGTGGAGAGGGATGACAATCTTATCAACAAGATCATAGAGCAAGAGAAAGCGTTTTGGGAAAATGTTACAAACAGGGTTTCTCCGGAACGTCTCGACTATGGCGATAGCAGATGTAAGATGTGTGACTGGAGAGTTACCTGTTGGAAGGACGAGTGGAATGAAGTTGATTTCGAGTTTATCAAAAACTCAGAGTATGAAGAACTTATTGATGAACCTGAATTCGATATGACATTGATCGAACACAAAGACAACCTCGCACTGGCGAAACGTGCAGAAGCATTGGTAGAGAAGACGAAGAGGGCAATCATTACTCATATGGGAGCCAGACACAAGGTGCAGTCAACAGTGGGCAAGGTCAGCTTTAAATGGGAGAAGAAGACCTACTACAATACCAAGAAGCTGTTCAAAGATCATCCCAATATGGCGATTGACTATGCTTACGAAAACGGCAGTCAGTCACTACGATTTTATCCAACGAAGGAGAAAAAACAGTAATGAGACAGATTGTTGACCTATCAGGTATTAAGTTTGGCAAATTAACTGCAATCAGCCAAGGAGTCAGAAGCAAGACCAACAGGGTAACATGGAATTGTAATTGTGATTGTGGAAAGTCAATAACCGTGGTAGGCAACAATCTGCATTCAGGCAACACTAAGTCATGTGGGTGTTCAACTACAGAGATGATAAGGGCTTCAAATACAACCCATGGTGGTAGGTACGAAAGATTGAATGTTATATTTCATGGCATGAGGCAGAGGTGCTATAATCCCAAGAGACAGAATTATAAGTGGTATGGTGGACGTGGCATTGCGGTCTGTGATGAATGGGATGATTATGTTAATTTCAGAACATGGGCTTTGGATAATGGGTATAAAGACAATCTTACTATTGATAGATTGGATGGGGATAAGAATTATGAGCCAAATAATTGTCAATGGATAACACAGTCAGAAAACACAGCTAAAGCAAATAAAGAAAGGTGGGTAAGAGATGGAAGAGACAATTGATATCACTACAAGTTGGCATGCGTATCCGAAAAGCTTGGCGGTAGGGCATCGCTACTTACAAGGTATCTTCTTAGATGAAGTTACCATAACGGAAAAGGTTGATGGTTCCCAATTCTCGTTCGGTATCTTTGATGGTGAAATAAGATGTAAGTCCAAGAACCAACAGATTAGCCTAGATGAAGGTAGAGCCATTCTTGGCATGTTCGGTAAGGCAGTAGACACTGTGAGGGAGATAGCAGATCAGTTGACTGATGGATATACTTACCGTGCAGAGTACTTAGCAAAGCCGAAGCATAACGTACTGGCATATGACAGGACACCAACGAAGAACCTGATTATCTTTGATATAGCCAGAGGGCATGAAGACTATCTCTCGTATGAAGAGATGAAGACCATGTCAGATTATATCGGGTTAGAATGTGTGCCTCTGATATACTACGGCAAGGTCGTGGATGCAGAAGTATTCATCCAGATGTTAGATCGTGAATCTATTCTTGGTGGTCAGCAGATAGAGGGAGTAGTCGCTAAGAATTATGAGAGATTTGGCAAGGACGGTAAGGTGTTGATGGCGAAGTTTGTCTCAAATAAGTTCAAGGAAGTTCACAATAAGGACTACAAGGAAGCTAATCCATCAGGTCTGGATATGATAGGTACCCTTGGAGCAAAGTATCACAGTGAGGCACGATTCATGAAAGCAGTACAGCACTTGAAGGAAGATGGTCAGCTTGTTAATGAGCCAAGAGATATCGGTATCCTGATAGAAGAGGTCAGGTGTGATATTCTTAATGAGTGTACGGAAGAGATCAAGAATGATTTGTTCCGATGGGCATGGAAGCGATTGTCGAAGTCTGTTATCGCAGGGTTTCCGGAGTGGTATAAGGATTTATTATTAGAAGGTGCATTCGCTGATGGAGAAGAAACAGAAGTTAGTGATGTTATCAAACTTGGAGCAAGCGAAGGAGATGACGTTGACCAGTCAGAAGAATGAAATAGCAACGAAAGCAGGAAGCGTGAAAGATTTCCTAATCCAGAAACAACAGGAGATCGCAGAGGCTTGTACGAGTAACATCAACTCCAAGAGGTTGATTAGTGTTGTCCTTAACAGCTTTAAAGGTAATCCAGATTTGGAGAAGTGTACCTTTGAGTCTATGTTGGATTGTGTTAAGGCTTCCGCATCTCTTGGTCTGGAACCAGATGGTATTACTGGTCAGGCGTACATCATTCCTTATGAAGATAGGAAGAAGAGAGTGTTCGAGGCTCAATTCCAGATCGGCTATAAGGGATTGATAACACTTGCACGTAGAAGTGGATTCATTAAGTCCCTGTCTGCGCAACCAGTGTACGAGCAGGATTACTTTGAGTATGAATATGGACTGGACGAAAAGCTCGTTCATCGACCTGCTATTGGTCCCCGTGGCAAGCTTAAGTATGCATATGCTGTAGCTAAATTCACTGATGGTGGACATCACTTTGAAGTTATGACCAAAGCTGATATCGACAAGATCAGGAATAGCAGTATGGGTGCGAACAGTAAGTACTCTCCATGGACTAAGTGGGAAGAAGAGATGTGGAGAAAGACTGCGACCAAGAAGCTTTGTAAGTTCTTACCATTTGCAGCAGAATTAGCAAGTGCCGCAGAGAAAGACGAGTACGATGATATGGATTTGAAGGAAGCAAACGTAACGCCAATGACGCAGATTACTGACTCCAACAAAAATGATCTTGCTGATAGGCTGACACAGAAGGAAGAGAAGAAATCACCGATACCTACTGATGATGGTACGGTTGAAGATGACAAGGGCAGTGAGTTACCTGCTGAGGATTTCCGAAGTGAAATATTTGCTTTAATCGAGAAGCTTGACAAGAAGAACGAATTTGCTCTTGACAAGAGAATACCTGATCTGCTAGGCGGTATGGGTTATCCAGACATGGAGAGTGTGGGTACTGATGACTGCAAGATGGTTATCGATTACTGTGAGAAAGAGTTCAAGAAGGTGATTGCTTGAAGATATTATTTGACAGGTTCTTCCCTATAGAACCACATGCACAGGAACGTCCGAGGGTGAGGGTGATAACAAAGAAAGATGGTACTAAGCCGTTCGCTACCGTCTATGACCCTGCACGTTCCAAGAAGTTCAAGCAGGACTTTATTAAACTACTGAGTCTGGACTTGCCTGATAATATTATCGATGAACCAATGATAATGGCATGTAAGATATTCATCAAACGTCCGAAGTCTGTGACCAGAGAATATCCAGAGGTAAAGCCTGATCTCAGTAACTACATAAAGGGTATCGAAGACGCAATGAACAAGATAGTGTACACGGATGACAGTAAGATAATTGGGTATGACGAGTGTAGGAAGTTCTACGCTGTAGCTCATGTTGGAATACATGTCACCTTGTATAGTTTGTAGATGTGTTATCTTTCGGGAGGGAGTATTTTCCCATACTCCTTCCTGATCGATTTAAATGGGGTAATGAATTTTTAAATGGGGTAATAAAGGGGGTAAGATGGAGATATTAGTACCTGTATTAATAGGATATGCAATCGGAGTAATAATCTCAGTGCCACTTATATACGCTATTAATAAATTTATTTGGAGATAACATGAAAACTCAGAACGATGTATACATATCTAAACATGCGCAAGAAAATTATAGAAAATTCACAAAGTTCTCTGGTGACTGGAACAAAACGTTAACCAAACTGATATACATGATGGACAATGCGGAAGCATTTGAGCCAGACCCTGAGTACAAAGTCAAATCACTTATCAGGCATAAATTCCGTCCTACCGAATACTTCCTCGCTCAAGGCTACGTGATGGTAGTAGTTAATGGTAGCCTAGCCACCCTGTTCAAGCACAAAAACGGTGACAAGGCAATGTGGAGAGCATATTGAACAAAGCCGAGTGGCACAAATTATACCGTGAGCTACTGGTCAGCATGGCAGGTATGAACAAACAACAGGCATTTGATTACAATATGCAGAACGTACATTTTGTTGACTACGGATATTCTCCGGAGTGGTATGTTCGAGAGGAAATGTCATGTCTGGATAATTATTCTACATTTAAAGTATGTCACACATTCGATGGAAAGGTGGTAAGGGTTGGGAAAAAATCATAGAGTGATACCGAGAGAACCAAGACACTGTACTGAGTGTGGTACACAACTAAGGAAGTATTATAACAAAAACGAAACTGTGTGTGGTCAACCTAAAGTCACCAAGACACAATCTCAGTGTCAGTTGGATAGATCAGCAAGGTTGAAGACTAATAACCAAGCATTAAATACAGAGGGTAGGGAGTGTAAGATATGTGGCGAAGTAATGACATATAAAGCAAACGCTAATCAGGAGATTTGTAACCGACCAAAAGATATCAGGCATCTATTTGTAGATCATCGCACATTGTGTCAACTAAAAAACCAGAGGACTGTTGAGTATAACTGGAAGCAGAAACGTAAAGAGAATCCACTGGAACGTACAGAAGAGGAACAAATTGAGGATGCAATCAACCAGATATGGCTTCCTGAGCTAAAACTACCACCTTTTGATGGTAAGAGGCGTAGATGCTTAGGCATGCTGAGTGCTGAGGACGCTCTAGGCGAACATTACTTCACTTCGGCAGGTCCAGGCAACCGAATTTGTCCTGAATGCGTTGAGGCGAAAGAGATGAACAAGGAGTTTGACAGCATACGAGAGGGTAGCCCAAACAGATGCATTCATAACAAACAAGTTTATAAGGAATAGGAGGATTGATGGAGTATTTGCACGTGATTAATACCGATAAACATAATACTGGATATAAAGACAGGGATACTAAGTGGATTAAATTCCATCTTGGCTGTTATAATGACCACGGTTGGACACGATTATGCGAGATAGATCAGATGCGATTTATTAATTTTATACGTCTTGAGCTACAAACTAAGGCTCCTGTTTTACTGGATAATGACTATCTAAAATCCCAAGGTTTCAGGCTTAAAGATAGGTGCCTAACATCCACAATCAGACAACTAGCAGAGTCGAAGCTCATCGAGATCAGGTCAGAAGCAGAACAGAAGCAGATCAACAGCAGACTAGAAGCAGAACAGGAGCAGGAATTAAAGATCGTTGAGCCTAAAGGACTTACGCCAAAAAGTGGGACACAGATAAGAATAGAGAAGAAGAGAATAGATAAGAAGAAACATAGTGTGAAGATTGAGCCTATGATACCGCCTACTCTCCAAGATGTTAGCTCATATATTCAAGAGAAAGATTACCAAGTAAACGCACGTGCTTTCCATGATAAATATTCAAACGAAAATCCACCTTGGTCGAACAACAAGGGTAAGCCAATGACCAGTTGGAAATCTACACTGGCAACATGGAATGGTAATGCTCAGAAAAACAATCAGGCTCGAAACCGTGACGAACACGGCAAACTCAGAGTCGCACTTTAGAAAGGATTAGAATGCAACGATTAGAAATATGTCCGAAATGCAGTCACCTAAGATCAAGACGTAACCAGAATACCAAGTGCCTGTCAATCAACGTGGAATCAGGAGCCTACAAGTGCCACCACCCTCATTGCGACCACCAAGGGTACCTTGACAAAGACGGAAAGCTTCCACCTGCTCCTAAGCCAAAGCCAGTGGTTAAGCTACCTACTGGTGATATGCCAGAGTGGGCATCGCTGATATTTAAGTCAAGAGGTATTTCTCCGGAGACTTTAAAGCGAAACAATGTCACTGCGAATAACAGGGAAATAATATTCCCATACTACCGAGACGGTGAACTGGTAAATGCGAAATACAGATCACGTGATAAGAAATTCAGGCAGGAAGCAGGTGCTGATAAGATATTCTACGGATTGGATGATATCAAAGATCAGAAGGAAGTAATCATTGTTGAAGGAGAACCTGACAAGCTTGCACTTAACGAGGCTACATACTGGAATGTCATATCTGTGCCAGACGGTGCGCCTGATGTTAAGTCAAAGAATTATGCATCTAAATTCAGCTACATTGAGAACTGTGAAGAGGAATTAAAACATGTTGAGAAGTTTATCATCGCTGTTGATGAAGACCCTGCAGGTAAACTACTCGAACAGGAACTGGTAAGAAGACTTGGACCCGAGAAATGCTTCATAGTTACTTGGCCAGAGGGTTGTAAAGACGCTAACGATGCACTGAAACAGGACTTATACGATTGTGTATCTGCAATTGATGGTGCTAAAGCAGTGCCGATAGTGGGATTATTTGAATATGAGGATGTCAAGGAACTAAACGAGAGGTTGTATCATGAGGACGGACGTGAAGGTGGAACTTTGACTGGTTGGATTAACATCGATTCGTTGTATACCGTGCGCCAAGGCGAGGTTACGGTGGTTACAGGCATCCCTTCTCACGGTAAATCTGAGTTTATTGATGCCCTTATGGTGAACATCGCAATGAATCAGGGTTGGAGATTCGCCACTTTCTCTCCGGAGAATCATCCTATCGAGTTACACTGCAGTAAGTTACAACAGAAATACATAGGTAAGCCGTTCAGCAAGAGCTATACTGGATACATGAATCCGAATGAGTTTGCAAAGTCTCAGGAATGGCTACAGGAACACTTCTATTTTGTGGCTCCAGAGGATAACGAATTAACCATTGACAGGATATTAGAGAAAGCCAAGGTATGTGTCCGAAGGTATGGTATTCAAGGTTTTAGCATAGACCCATGGAACGAAATTGACCATACACGACCTGCAGGACAGACTGAAACTGACTACATATCCATCGCACTGTCTAAGATTCGTAGATTTGCAAGGACATACAAGGTTCATATATGGGTAATAGCTCACCCGACTAAGCTACCAAAGGAAACAAGCACTGGTAAGTATGCATGCCCAACCCCTTATGACATAGCAGGTTCTGCCAACTTCCGTAACAAAGCAGATAATTGTATGGCAGTGTATCGTGACTTGGAAGATGACTCGAAAGCAGTAGAAATACACGTCCAGAAGATCAGATTCAGGGAAATAGGCAAGGTCGGAGTGGCTGAATTGTATTATCAGTTGAATTCTGGAAGATATGATACCAATGGTGGTGTCAAGGTGACTAAATATGAGGGGTAGAGTACCCTTTATTTGACCGTGGCGGTGTCGAAGGTACCAAAGTGGTGTCTCGGCATGCCTGGAACATTTAAGACGCTTAGAAAGGGCTAAAACATGAGATTATTTGAAGAAACATTACAGCTTTGGGGAATCAAGGCACAGATATACAAATTTTCTGAGGAAGTTGGAGAATTACTGGTAGCAATACATCACTGGTATGATGATAAAGCCACCAAAGAGGAACTGGCTGAGGAAATAGCAGACGTTGAGATCATGTGTAGTCAGTTCAGGCATTATATAGGCAGTGAAGTGGTTAATTCAATTAAAACAAAAAAGCTGATAAGGCTTAGAGAGAGAGTAGATAGTGCCAAAGAAAAAAAAGCAAGTGGTAATTGATACAAGTGGCAAGCGGGTCCAGTGTTTCACTATTGGATTAGCGGCAAATTATATCGGTATACCCAAAGAGGAATTGAAGTTACAACTATTTAAGCAGAAGAGAATTCCCTACTACAAGGTTACCGGAAAGTCTGGAAGCAGGGTAATACGTATCACCAAGAAGGACTTGGATGACTTTGTACTTGACAAGGGTATCTATGACAAGATAGCAGATCGCATTAGACAGGCACGTGCTGAACATGTGCAGGTAGTCGAAGGTATCTCTCAGGCAGGACTGGCAAAGGAACTTGGCATATCTGCAGTCTACATGAATTACGTTGAGCAGAAGAAACAGAGGGTATCAATCAAGACACTGGAAAGGATAGCGAAGATACTCGGCAAAGACTTGGAATGGTTTCTGTAATGGCATAAAAAAATCTCCCTTCTATCAGCTTACTCCGAAGAGGTTGACAGTTGGGAGATTTCAACTCATAGCACACTTGGTGAATGAATACTACGATAATGCGTTTACAGCCTTGTCACGTGCCTCTTCATGAACGGCATGCTGACCAGACAGAGCATAGTTTTTACTCTTACGATCTCTTAGCTCACCGATCTTGCTCTTGTTCCAGTTGTTGACCCTAGAGTAATATCCAACGATACGAGTGATTCCGTTAAGCACAATTGGACCCCTGTCACAGTTAATCACATCGATGAACTGTTGAGCCGTTCTGCAGTCTTTAATCACTGCAAATATCTCAGACACGTCAACGGTACACTGGTGACCTTCAATGTCTTCTGCTACTTCGCTATTCTCTACAACCAAGAGGTCTTTACCTTCGACCTCTTCCTCACAGACGATCTCCAGATTACTGGTTCTCTCTACTGCCTCTACGAATAGCTCCAAACTACGTTGAATTGCCTTTTTTACTTCATCTGCCATTATGACTCCCTTCAATAATCTCTTCCTGTAAATAAATAACCGAATCTCCGCAGAAGAGTACGAAGACTCGGTTTTAAGTTTAGTTAATTGTGGTATATATATCTCGCTTGTACGTAGCTCGTCAGCACTGTTAATATCTCATACTGCACCTCTCTTTCAACAAAAGTGTCAGTCAACTCTAAGAAGTAGAATTGGGCTTCTACGGCTTACGATGCTCCCATGACTACTGCACTCCCCTCTAAAAATGGTTATGCTAATCATCATTATGCGTCAAAGTTCTACAGTCTATCATACGACCTGCCAATTGTCAAGGATATTACCCGTGGTTGGCTCGTATCATCTGTGTGTACAATTGAATATTCTTCTTGCCATTGTCTCTGGTAATGGTACCCTTCAAATTTGACATATGAGTAATGATACCTGTATCAAAATTCCTATAGCCAAGCTCCATGAATATTACCTTGGTACCAATCGTGAGATCATTACCACAAAAGTCTTTCCTTACTATCACCTCGATATCACTTGCCATCTTTTTTCTCCTTGTCAAATTCAAAACAGAAATCAGTATCACCTAATTCAAACTCCACCACCTCTTCCGCAGGACTTGTTGCTAAACGTAATGCAAATCTCAACTGTGTTATTAGCTCACTTCTTAGCATCTCCCACTCCCTCCGATCTGATGTATGTCATTCCGAAACTACCATCATCTTCATCAATTTCATCGGCACACTCTATGCACCATATCTGGTTATATGCTATCTTGTACTCGTCACCATACTGAATCTCATGGTCACACCTGTTACATACTACCATTTGTCGCTCCCTTCTATAAAAGTTAAGAGCAGAGAGGAAGCCCTTTGATGCCATATGAGGTAAGAAAATAGAACCCCTAAATGAACACTCCCCCTCTGCACTCTTATGTTAAGAACACATGCATGTTCCATATGAATTATGGTGACAGACTACTGTAGTCACCTGACAACAATCGCACCAATAGCTATGTACATCCTCTTCCAGACACCCACATGGTGCATAAACTGGCATGAAGTTCAGGATATGCGCTATCACGTCCACTGTCATTCCATTGCCTAACATCTTGTACCTCTGAGTATTTGATACATGGTTTGTATAGTCTTCTGGTACAGTCTGTAGACGTTCACACTCCATCGGTGTAAGCTTACGTATGTATCCTTCTATCAGGATGCCATGCTGATCTTGTGCAGTAAGAGTATAGAATTTCTTCCCTTCTGAAAACCTCTGACCGTTCTGTCTCTTGTTGACTCTATCAGGAGTTATACAACCGAACAGGTACTGACCCATCTTTGCACTACCACCACCTGCATCGCCACACAGCGTGACTGCCTTGTCGTGGATATAGTATACCCTGTTTGCCTGACTGTCTGCGTTGAAGTATCCCACCTTACCACGTGCTACCTCTTTGTCCATGATCTGGAGAGTCTTATCAAACGGCACGTGATACTCTTTCAGTGCTTCAAACACTAACTGTCTTCTGTGTTTCTCGAAGTATGATTTGAAGTTGCCACCCTTCCAGTAGTTTGCATCGATACAATGAGACTTCTCCCTGTCTACACCATGAGCAAATGCTCTCCCTGTCTTCACTGCCATCTGTCCCTGCTTCTTCTGGAAGTATTCTCTCTCTGTTGTCCTACCTATACTACCAATTATAGCATGCGACTTGTCTCTGTCCACGTGGTACCCTTCATGCACTATGTCCTCTAGCATGATCTGTTTGTCTAGTGGCTGAACCAGATGCGGAATGTTTGTCCAGTATAATCTTCTTCTGTTCTGAGCCGAAACGAGGTTAGAATTTATCTCAATCGGCTCAACACCAATGAACTTAGAAATAGCATCCTGAAACTCCTTCTTCATCTTGACGTTCTCAAGTATGAATTTAATATCTGGATTGATCTCTTTCAGTGTGTGCAAAATACGCACATACTCAAAGAACAACCTACTGCGAGGGTCATCAAAGTTTAACTGCTTACCTGCGAAGGAAAATCCCTGACAAGGACTCCCACCTATCAGCAGGTCGATATTGCTTGCACCATTTTTAAATAGCTTGCTATATGTCAATTCCGTTATGCATCCTAATTGGATTGTATTTGGATAGTTTGCCTGAGTCACTTTGATAGCATACTTGTCAACCTCGGAGGCGAAGTATTTATCATACTCCACCCCCTCTCTGTTAAGTGCTATCTGTGCGCATGACATTCCATCGAATAAAGATAATACGTTCACGTCTTCTCTCCCACTAAAGAATTAAAAATATTCAATGCATTTTGATAACAATCTTCTCTTGATTTGTGCCTTACCTCATGAACAGGATACTTCTTCTGAAACAACTTCTGTCTTTCAATCTCCTTCTCCAGAGACTTCCGATACTTTGCCAGCGATGAACATAGTGCGATTACGTCTTCTGCCTTAATCAATTGTCCCACTCATTGCCAACATGGTCATCAACCTTAATCTGCGTGACTCCCTCGTCTGGATACTTCTCAAGATGTGCCTTGGCTTCGATTATAGCTTGAGGCGTACCTATGATTGCTCTTAGCTTACCTGCACCCAAGCCAAACATCTTACCATATCCAGTGTCCTCGTTGACATTGATAGGGAAGTGTATCATGTGATGTGTCCCATAATCTGTCTTAAATTCACTGTACTCTATTTTGTTACTGTACTTCGGCTTGTACTCTTTCTTTCCACTTCCCTGACTCATAATACTCTCCATTCTAAAATTAACAACTAATAAAATTAAAACCTATTAAGTGTTCTGTTGATTCCTATTAATGTATTCTTGTATGACGCTTCCATCATTAGCATCCATATATCATCGGTGATGGTTGTTACTTTCATTCCTTTAAACGCAAAGACACCCTCTTCACCCCATAGACTTGTAGAAGTTCCTCTGAAATAATCCCACCAATCTTCGAATGAATTTATCTCAATATGTCCCTGCAAGCCCGATATTACCAGTGCCTGACAAACAATAGTTACACGATGCGTTATTATCGAATTCTTCATTTCCGACATGATTGCATCATCTTGTGTATCTGCCTTGATAACACTCGCACTCATTACCACCATTAAGATTGCTATCATCAAATATTTCATCGCTATCCCCTATAAAGATTAAACTAATAAAGTAATAAAACCGCATTGTATCACACTACCCTACTATGCGCAAGGGTTTTATTTTATCTTTATCTCTCTTAAATTCAGGCTTGTAGAAGTGAATCTGAGTAGTGCAATATATCTTGCCGTTATCTTGCCTCTGGAGCATAATATTACTCTTCCTCTTCTTGAAATCATAACCAACAACCTTGTAATTTGAATCCCTGCTCATAGTCTCCACACCGAACCATTCCTTCTTGACTAGGTTAAGACTCACTGCTTCGTCCCAATCAGCCTTATACCTCTCAGGAAGCCCATTGGCACCTATCTCTTCACAGTGGATAGTACCTCTAAATCCTGAGTCTGTAAAATTGATGTTACCAAGTCTCAATGTCATACCTGTACCATCTGCAATATCAGCCAATGCTTTTGTTATCTGCACTCTCATGTCCTGCACTTTTGCTTTGTCCATCGATAATCTCCTTGAATAATATTAATTTATAAAGTAATGTGTACACACATGACTTATACCAACCAACATCTACTTGCATCTTCAACTGTCTTCTTTGCATACCTGAGATACTCACCACCGAAACCATTATCATCGTACAACTCAACCTTGCCATGCGCCAGTAAAGCAATGACCTCACCGACCTGCTCATAGTCTGACTTGAAACCAACACTATCACCTACCTTGATCTCGTTACCATCGCCATCTAAATGCTTCATCTGTTGTCTCCTATGTAAAGGTGAATAATATCCTATTATTCTATGTAACTCCACTGTCAATATTCCTCCAGTAGCTTGTCGAGGTAAGACTCCTGCTCATGTAGATCAACACGCACCTGCTTAGGACGATCAGCATTCTCCCTGATAACACTCTCTGACCCACTGTCAAGGAACTCTTCATCTGCGATCTCCCTCTGGCAGTCTTTACACTTGGTAATGTTGTAAGAGTTGAATCCTTTAGCCTCTCCACACCTTGTGCATATCTGGTAATCCTTCATATCTGTTCTCTCTTCTTGTGCAACCATCGTACTCTCTCCCTGTCTAAAGTTTAACAATCTATAAGGTAAGTAATAAGTCTATCGGAAAACATATCGATAGATGTCTTGAACTCTTTGTGGTACAGCATATCATCGGACTCATTGTAGAAACCAAACTGAACAGGGTCATCGAGGCTTGAAGGTACATCACACCCACCCTCGGTAGTGACTAATGCATAGTGACTACCATCTTCATTCGACCACCTGAATGCGGTACACCCACCACCTGTATCTGACATGTGCAAGCCGTAGTCTAAATACCTTCGTACTAAATTACCTACCTCGGCATCAATATCATTTTCCTTCGGTTCATCAATATCAAAATTAATACCTCTTATCTCATACATGATCTTCTGTAATGCCATTGCACTATCACTTGGAGAATACTGCTTCAATTCTTCAATAATCCAACGCTCCAATTGGCTATGACTTGACACCTTGCAATTACGATATACCTCATTGTTAAACAAACTCTCCACTGCTCTCTTCATCATTTTACTGTCTATCGTCTTACTCATTACACGCTCCCTTCATAAGATTTATTGTCGAACGTCTTCTTGCTAATTGGTACACAATAATACTTCTCGTCTCCACTACAGCTATCATGGTGGAAGTTTTGAACAAGTAATCCCTTGCCGTAGTGGTATATCTTAAAATGACATTCAGTATCAGGTAGTATCTTACGTAACCAACCCTTGCCTGTCAACTGATTGACATATGCAAAGCCATTAATCCTGTTCCATCCAAACCCCTCCACCCTGACATACCAATACCCTGATGGAGACTTCTTACGAATCACGATACCTAACTGCAATGCATCTTCGTCATACTCACAATGGCACTCGCCACTGTCATTCATATCAAATATTAATTTACCTTGCTCCATGTCTCTCCCTCCTATGTGACCTTGGTTAGAATATTGTCCCTCACCCATATCTGTGCGAACGCATTCCTGACATTGTATGGGTCAAGAGATACACACACGCAGGTGCCTTGGTTTTCGCCATCGTACTCTTCACCGAACAGTGATGTCTCGATGATATGTGGCTTGATGTTTGAACCCACCATGCCCTTCAATTCCTTCTTGGTTTTAAATCTGACTCCTAACATTTATGTCTCCCTCCCCGTGGATTTTAAAATTGCCCTCAGCATGGTTTTTGAACGTCTGCTTCACTGCCATAGCCTTTGGTTCGTTGAACTCTCTCCCACTGTACCCATCCATGTAACCACGATAGGCATGTTGCTCAGTGATGGTGTCAGGCAGTGTCATCTTGTGACCACTCGCCTTGTCCTCTCTCCCTGTAGCGTAATTCCTAGCGTATGCTGATTCCATCTTATACTCCCTTCTATAAATTAGAATGACTACTCTCAGGTACTCCCTGCCCTGCCACGCTATGAACCTGACCTTAGCATACCAAGTACCCTCAAGTGGTTACTCTACTATTGAACCAGTAACAAGTTTACTGCCAGACTTAGTATCAATGATCTGCTCTACCTGACCCTCTGAGAGTACCTTACGAGCCTTGGCAACATCTACCTTGATACACTGCATGAACTCGTCTTTATTGGTAGCATTCTTGAACTTGGCAACATTAATACTCACAGTTGGATTAGGACATTTCTGAACATACTCGTCATTGTAGAATAGCACCTTACTATTATTGGTAACCATCCTTGCTTCAATCTTGGCTTTGAGTATTGTTTGCGCACTGTTTAGTAACGCAATGTCTCTCTTGTTATCCATGAAATCCTGAACCAACTTTGACAAACGACCTTCTCTTAACTTCAACTCTTGCTTATTCATATTAAAACTCCTTCTTGATAAGATTAAACTACTAATTAAATAAAACGTATTACAGTTTATAAACGATTGGCAATTCAGTTGCAACAACTAAATAAAATAAATTTTCAGCCTGATTCTTTTGACTG